GAAAGGCTACCCTTTTGTTTGTCTTTCGTTTGGGTTTTGAAAACAAAAAGGCTACCCTTTTTGTTGGGTTATGCTTGGGTTTTTGAAAAACGTAAGTGTAGGGATAAAAAATAGCGGCCTATCCATCGCGGACGGGTCGCTAAAACTATGAGTGAAAATTGCGAATTGTCGGGTCTAAAAGTAGATGCGATAGACGGTGAGGTGTGGTGAGGGGTCAGTCGTCCTCGTCATCATCTTCGTCAGCGTCCTCGCCACAGAGGGCGGAAAGTTTGTCCTCGATGGTGCGCACGTTGATTTTGGCAGACATATCCACATCAACGGCTTTCATCTTCGGTGTGTGGAACTCCAGCAAGCGCAGCTCGGCATTGACGCGGTCGTCCGGGGCGAGTTCCGCCATGTCAAGTTCAAAGTCGGACATGATTGTGGCTTTTCCGTTGAACTTGACGTTCTTAGGCTCGAAGTAACTCAATGAATGTGCGCGGATAAACCCTTTCAGAGGGTTCTCCTTGTTGGGCGTGCCTTTCTTGCGCCCTCCTGTTTTCATACCTTTCATGTTCTGTTCTCCTTATCATGTTGTGGCGTGGGCGTTGGTGGAGCGTCCACGGCCTTGTGATACAAAAGTTAAAAGTCGTGGGCAAAGATACCTTATTAATTTAGCGCACGAATTATAACTTTTGAAATACAAACGATTATGGGACTGATAGGAGCAGCGGTAGGAGCCGCAGGAAGCATCTTCGGTGGCATCAGCGCGAGCAAGGCGATGAAGCGCATGAAGAAGAATGTCGAGGCGCAACGTAAGGCTAACCAAGACTGGTATGACCGCAGGTATAACGAGGACGCCACACAGAGGGCGGACGCGCAGAGGATACTCACCCAGACGGAGCAGAGCATCAAGAACCGCAACCAACAGGCGGCAGGAGCGCAAGCCGTGATGGGTGGCACAGACGAGAGTACGGCAGCGGCCAAAGCCGCCAACAACCAAGCCTTGGCGGACGCAACGTCACAGATTGCCGTCAACGCGGACGCACGCAAAGACCAGATTGAGCAAACGTACAGAGCCAAGGACGATGAGTATGTGAACCAGCTCAATGCCATCGAGCAAGGCAAGGCACAAGCCATTGCAGGAGCCGTGCAGGGCGTGGCAGGCGCGGCATCGTCCATGCCGTTCTAAAACTTAAAGCACAACGAATATGAGCACAGGAAATCCACCTAAAGGCAGTGCCGACTGGCTTGCAGAGCAGGACGGAGCGGACACCACTCCCCCTGCCAAAGGTACGCAAGCATGGGCAGAACAGCCACCACAGCCCGAACTTGCCCCGAAAGGCACGGAGGCATGGACGGAGCAGCACAGCGGAGAGAACGCCCCTGCACCGACAGAGAGCAAGCCGACACCGCAGACAGATGTCGCCCCACCTGCCGACAAGGGCTTGGGCGTGTCTCCACAGAACAATGCCGATGCCGTCATGGGCTACGACCAACAGATAGCGGCATTGCAGGAGGCTGCCAACAAGACCAAGCCCGAAACCGAGGAGGAGCGCAAGAAACGCGAGCGCAGGGAGAAGTCGAAGAAGATAATCGCAGCAGTCGGTGACGGTCTGATGGCGTTGAGCAACCTCTACTTCACGACACGAGGTGCGCCCAACATGTACGACCACAAGACCATGAGCCAGCAGACACCCTTGCAAGCGCAGCTCGACAAACTCAAAGCCGAGCGTGAGGCCAATGCAGATAAGTACTTGCAGTATTCCCTCAAAATAGGAGACCTGCAGAACGACAGAGCCAAGACACTCCGAGAAATGGAGGCCGAGCAGGAGCGCAGGAAACTGGCGAGGGAAAAGGCACAGCGCGAGCAGGAGGAACACGGCTGGCTTGCAGCCCTGCAACCCGACAAGCAGCGTGAGCAAGCAGGAAAGGCCTCGAAAGCCGAGCAGGAGGCCGTTACCGCAAAGGCGGAGGCAGACAATGCTCCCGACCTCTACAAGGCAAAGGTTGATACCGAAAAGGCACGAGGCGAGGCACAGCGAGCGTCAGCGACTGCAAGCAGGGCATCAGCCAGAGACCATGACGCATCGGCAAGGGCGCACGACCGCTCCAACAACAACGAGTTCAGCGCATGGGACGAGAATGGACGCGAACACAAGTTCGGAACGGCAGCAGCTGCGGAGGCATTTGCCAGACAGCACGGTACATTTGAGGAAACCGATGTCACCTCTACAAGCACTACGGACAGTGAAACCAATGGCAAGTCCACTACGACTTACAAGAAGAAAAGTGGTTATGCCAAGCGCGTAGTGCGTCAACCTGCGACAAAACCAGCACCGAGACCGCAGCATGGGTCATCATCATATAAGAATACAAAAGCATTAGGATTATAAGGATATGCCATACGATAAAATAGACCAACTCTATGACGCACTGAAAAAAGACGGTGCAGTCAGCAAGAGCCGAGAGAATTTTCGCAGTAAGATGCTTGCTCCCGGAAAGGAGGGCTATCAGAACCGTTTGCAGCTTTACAAAGCTCTGAAAGCAGATGGGGCTATTGATAGTCCTACATATGAGGAGTTTGGCAAACGGTTGGGACTTCATGCAGTGAATAACACACCTGCACCAGCCCATCCACAGCCACAGAAGCCGACCGCAGCCCCGGCACAAGCTGCCACACCTGCGCCAAACTCGGCTCCAGCAACGCCACAGCAGAAAGACAAGCCGCTCACCCCTGCACAGCGACAGGCGATGATAGACCAAGTGCAGCAGATGCAGCAACAGACGCAAGCCATGATAGCCGACAACAACGAGCGCATGAAGAACATGAAGCAGTATGGGTTCGGACTTGGCTTCGGTCAGACAAAGAAAGGTGGTGTGAAGTACAATCCACGTACAAAGAAGTTCGAGCAGACCTACATCACACCGACTGGCAACAGATACAGCAGCAAGGCGTTGGCTGATGCAGAAAGCTTCCGTTATCGCAAGGCTGCAAGTGAGCCTCTTGGCCTCAATATGAACGACCAGCAGGTGAACGACGCTCAGAAGCCAGCCAGTGCAGCCGTTGCAGCCTTGTGGAAAGAGGCAGAGGCTAAGTATGCAGCCGACCGCAACAAAAATGCGGAGGACGTGTACAGCGGCAATCCGTGGCTTCATGGAGGGCGTGAGATGCACATTGTCGATGCAGCCACCAACTCACACAAGAATGAGGTGTCGCGCCTTACGCGCTTTGACCTGCAGAAGATGATGGACAATGCGTGGGGACGTGTAGGCAAGCAGATGACGGCATCATGCTATGCGCAGCTGAAAAAGCAATACCCCACCGCAACCGAGCGTCAGTTGCAGAACTCGGCATCGGCAATGGCTCGTCAGTTGTCTGACAATGCCGTGTACAAGTATGCCGTGGCAAAGAACACGCCCAAGAGCACCTTGGAGTTCTTCGCCAAGACCGCAGCCGACATGAACCTATTACGCACTATCAACAAGGGACTGGCACGGAGCGAGGCTGGAACGACAGGCGACATGGCCGCATACGAGCAAGCGATGAGCGACTACGGCAAGAACCACCGTTGGGCGCAGATTGGCGGTACGGTGACAGGCATGATGTTCGACCCTACCACTTATATATCGGGTGGTGTCGGCTCGTTTGCAGGTAAGACGGCACTCAACATAGGAGGACGCATTGTTGCAAAGAAAGCAGCCACCAATGTGGGCGCACGTCTGTTTAGCAATACGCTGACCGGGCGTGTCGTGGCTGGTGTGGCAGGAGGTGCCGGGAACCTTGGCGCATACGAGGGCATCAAGGAGGGCGAAAGCCAGTGGCTGCATGGCGGACACATCAACCAAGAGACAGGTGAGAACGAGGGATATTCCGCAGGCGACGTGCTGAAATCGTCCCTGCACGGCACATTGCTTGGCTCGGTAACGGGTACGGTGTCGCCTTTGTTGGGCAATGTGGCTGACAAATGGGTAAAGGCAACATCGAACACGGCAGGTAAGGTGGGTATCCGTGCAGGAGAACTTGCCACGTCCACCGTTGCCGAGGGTACAATCTTCTCCATTCCCGAATGGATTAATGGTGATGGCGATGCAATGGACGTGTGGACAGACAACATGTCGATGATGCTCGGTTTCAAGGCACAGCACATGGTAAAGTCCGCTCCGAGGGTTATCGCAGGGTTGCGCCCTATCGAGAACCCCAAGACAATGCAGGAGCGCAACCACAACCGCATGACTTTCTTGGAGAGACTCCGCACGCAGCTGGACGCAAGTCCGCGCGACATGGCTTTCACCAAGGAAGAGCGCGAGGAGTTGCAGAAGTACGGCTATGGCGACCTTGCGGCACTCTTCACACGTACACCAAAACAGCAGCCCAAAGCTAAGGCAAAACAGCCGACAGCCACGGACGGAAAGGTAATGAACTTTGACATTCCCGAAGCCGAGGTAGAGGACTTGGGCAAGCTGTGGCTCAAGACACACCCCGAGTTTGACGGCTACGAGGCCATGCAACGCCTCATTCAAGACCCAAGCGTGAGCCAGAGCGCGAGAGCCAAAGCGTACTATATCCTCACCGGGCATCAGTTGCCGATGGGAACGGTTACCGGGTACACCACCGAAAAGGACGAGCACGGCAATATCTTCGTGAAGTCCGTTACAGCCAATGGTGAGGTCGTAACGAACAGACGCTTTGCAGACGAGGCATCAGCCAAGAGGGAGCAGGACAAAATCATGCGACAGGCTGAACTCAACAGCGTTGATGTAGGTGAGCGTTACACCGAGGCGAAAGCCGACAACAAGGTGTGGGACGCAGCCGTTGAAGCCGTTGCCCCTGGTGCAGACCCCGAAACCGTCAAGCGCAACTACCAAGCTGCCAAGGAGGGCGACAAGGACGCAATTGCCAACTATGGGCAGATGGTCGATGCCATTGACAAGTTCATGGAAGAGAACAGAGGCATGGCAGACGCAGAACGTCCAGAGGCAATCCGTGCAGCCATCAAGGAAGAGACAGGCGTAGATGTGGACGCGGCCATCAAGAAAGAGCCAAGCAAGCGCACCGAGCCAGAGCAAGCAGCCGTAGAGGATTATCTGAAACGGCTGTTCCCCGAACAGAACCAAGAGACAGAGCAGCCCATGTCCGACGACGAGGCAGGAGCAGCGGCCATTTATGACCAGTCGCGCCTGTTGTGGGACAAGGTGGAGCAAGGCGATGCGGACGCGAAAGCCGATGTAGATGCCATTGTTCTTCGTATGCAGGAGGCATTGCAGGAGTGTGAGGACGCTTTCGGCACTGATGCGGAAATGCGCATGGCCGAGATGCAGGATAATCCGTGGGCATTGGCCAACGACCCCGAACTGACGGAAGACCAGCAGAACGCTGTGCTCTACTACATCAATGCCAAGGCAGCGATGGACGGTGTGCAGGATGCGTCCAACGATGCAATGGAGAACAAACGCAGGGAGGTAGCCGCCAACGTGGAGCGACACACCCACAAGGACAACGGTATGGTGCAGCCAGCCACCATGAAAGTGGACGACAAGCCTGTGTACATTGTAAAAGGTAATGTCGCAGTTCTTCCAGATGGTACAGGCATAGACACACAGAACTCCGACCAGAGCATTGTGATATGCGATGCCGAGACAGGCGAATACAAGTTCACCAGTCCCGACCAAATCTTCAATCTCGGTGATGCCATTGACCCACAAGCCGAACTTGACGAGGCTTATGCCAACATTCAAGCCGAGCATGAGGCCGTGCTTGGTGGTATGGGAAATAGCGAAAGCGTACCAAATTCGGGTGAAAGCGTACAGGAAACGCCTGAAAACGTACAGAATGAGGGTGAGAACGTGCAGCCGCCCATGACAGACGAGCAGTTGCAGCAGTACGCCCAAGGTGCTTTCAACGAGGCCACGCAAGGCGATGGTGGCGTTACACTTCCGCAGGAGCAGGTTGAGCAGATGCAACAGCATAACCAACAGATGTTGGAGCAGGATCAACAGCGCAGGGAGGAAGAGGCAAACCGCAAGCCGACCGCACTGGAGCGTGTTCCTCTCAACGAGGAGACAGGCGAACCCATGTTTGAGAAAGCCGACAAGGAGACAGCCCTTGACGCACTCAACGAGGTTACGGGCGGCAACGATGCCAACACCACAGCCATTGTCAATGCGCAGGTGGAGCAAGCGCAAAAGACACTCGATGCGCTGAAGAAGAAACAGCCGACCAAGAAAGCACCGTCCCTCAAAGGCTCGCCTATGGCAATGGTCAAGGCACAGCAGGAGGCCGATGCCAACTACAATACCGCCATGGAGCAGTACAACGCACAAGTGGCGGAGGCGGAAGAGACACTGGGCGCATGGTCGAGGATTTACGCCCTTATGAACGAGCGCAAACGTGCTATCCGTGAACAGCAGGAGGCAGAGCGGAGGGAACGCGATGCACGACTGCATGACGAAGCCGTGGCGCAGGTTGAGGAGCAGAAACGCATTGCGGCACAGAAAGCTGCCGAGCAAGCCGAGGTGGGCACTCATGCCGTAAACCCGAAGATAAAGGCCAAGTGGGACGGAGCCGCCAAGATGGAGGGCAATCCCAACGCACTCACCCTTGCAGACGGTTCTACCATTCGTGGGCATTATGTCCTCACCGAGGCAGGAGCCGCGTCAGCAAGCCACGATGTGAACAACGCCTTTGAGCCGACCGAGGGTTTCCCCATTGACGAGAACGGAGAGAGCGTGAACGACCGCGACTACAAGCGCGACACGGACGCACAGCGGATAGTGAGGGACATTGCCAACAATTACGACAGCCGCGCCTTGCAGTCGCCTATCATTGTCAGCAAGGACGGTGTGGTGCTTTCTGGCAACAACCGCACCATGTCTGGCGACATTGCAGCCCAGCAGGGAACAGACAAGGCGTATATCGACCACCTGCGCGAGTTCGGACAGATGTACGGTTTCACTCCCGAACAGATAGACGGCATGAAACATCCGCGTGTGGTGTTTGTCCCGGATGAGCAACTGCCCTACGATGCAACCACGTTCGCACGTTTCAACGCTGAACAGCAGAAGAAACAGAGCAAGCCAGAGCACGCGGTGAAACTCGGCAAGATTGTCCCCGACAATGTTTTCACGAGCATCACCAATGACATCAGCCGCTTTGACCGCCTCTCGGACTACTACGCAGACGACAAGGCAGTATCTTCGGCTATCAGTCAGTTGCTCGGTGCAGGAGTTATCAACGAAATGCAGTTGCCCGAAATGCGCACAGGCAATTCGTTGTCGGCAGCAGGAAAGGAACTTATCGAGAACACGCTTATAGGCAAGGTCTTTCAGACTTCGCCCGATGCCGTACGCCACATCATCAGCACACCCACATTGCGCCAGTCGGTCATTATGGGTTTGAACGATATAGCCCACAACCGCACACTCGCCAAGAGCGGCTACGACCTAAGCCAAGAGTTGGGCGCAGCCGTTGACCTTGTGGCAAGAGCCAAGAGCGCACACCCCGACATTTTCAAGGACGGAATGCCTGTGTCGCCATTCGGCAGGGAGCAAGGTCTGTTTGATGATGAATACGGAGACAGCCGAGTGACGGACGGAACGACATTGTTACTCGCAGACATTTTGAACAGCGGTAAGCCGAGCGACCTACGCAAAGTATTGTCAGCTTACAACGCCCAAGCCACTGCCCCAGCAGGTGGTCAGTTGGATATGTTCACAGGCGATGTAACCTCAAAAGAAGAAATACTCAACACCATTAACGAACATTTCAAAAATGCAACACCAAGAGAACAACAAGCCCTCGTCGATGCAGCCATTGCAGAACGCAAGCGCATCGCAGAAACCGAGGCAGGACAGCGTGGAGGAAACAAGGCAACTGAACAAACTGAGGATGCTGTACAACGCAGTGCAGAGCCTCAACAGCCAGCAGTAGCCGAGACCGAACCTGCCAAGCAGGAGGAGACTCCACAAACAGAAGAACCCAATACCGACACCATTGCCGAGGAAGAGGAAGAGGCATTGCGCAACCGCATCACCGAAACAGATGAAGAGTGGACAGAGCCAAGCGCAAATGGCGACATCTACAAGCAGAAACTCCTCATTGACGGTAAGGAAGTAATCAAGGTGGACGCTCCAGACGAGAGCAAGAACTATCCCGGCACTTACTACGAGGTGGACGGCAAGCAGTTTGGCGACCTGCAAGAAGTGGTCAGACACCTTGACGGAGCGGAACAGCCGTTGTCAGCCAAGATAAAGACCGCATCAGCCGATGTGAACACCGAACCCACAGAGGCACAGAAAGAGGCCGGCAACTACAAGAAAGGCCATGTGCAGGTCGGCACGTTCGACATCACCATTGAGCAGCCGCAAGGCAGTGTGCGCAAAGGCACGGACGCTAACGGCAAGCAGTGGAAAAGCAAGATGCACAACACCTACGGCTACTTCCGTGGTACGGAGGGCGTGGACGGAGACCACATAGACGTGTTCCTCTCCAACGACATTGACGGTTGGAACGGGCGCAAGGTGTATGTGGTGGACCAGTACAATCCCGATGGCACGTTTGACGAGCACAAGGTGATGCTTGGCTTTAACGACATGGACGAGGCGAAGAGCGACTATCTGGCCAACTATGAGAAAGGTTGGGAAGATGGGCGCAGGATTGTCGTGTCCACAACGAACCTCGAATATTTCGAGAAGTGGATAGACAGCAGCCACCGCAAGACCAAGCCGTTTGCGGAGTATGCCGGGGTGAAGAAAGAGACCGTGGCAAGTTCTCCTGCAAAGGAAGATACGGCAGCACCGACAACGGAAAATGCAGACAATGCAGCTTATACCATAACTCCTACCACCTATACTAATAAGAAAGGTAAGACGAGCAATGTATCCCTGCTTACGTTTGATGGCGCACTGACAGCCGACCAAGAGCGTGCCGTAAGTGAATTTGCCAAGGAGAGACTTGGCGAGGGACGCTTTTCTCCTGCACGCGGTTGGAAAGACCGCAAGAGCGGAGGCTGGATGTTCCGCAGTGAGGAGGACGCGAAGAAAGCAGCAGACATGGTGGGCAATGCCGATGCCGTGGCAGACGCACAGCCACTGACCGCACAAGAGTTGCGCGATGCCATAGAGCCGAAGAAGCCTGCAACACGGAAGAAAACCATAGCTAAGAAACCTGCCAACAAGGTTGAGGTGGCCGATGTGGCAGAGCAAAAGCCGACAGAACCGACCAAGGAAGAACCCAAGCAGCCGACCAAGGAGACAGAAAAGCCGAAGTATGAGGTGAGTGACGAGGAAATGAACGGACTGATGAATGATATTCGTGATATTCTCGGCATTGGTGCTGACGAGGGCGATGCAGGGTTGAAGTTCCGTGATCCCGATGAACTGACCGCAGAGCAGCGTCAGAAACTCATGTCCGTTGGTCAGCGTCTGGCTATGGCAATGGTGGAGCGTGGCAACGAGTCATTCGGTGACTATGCCTCCATGATGGTAAAGGCACTTGGCGACAAGGTGCGTCCGTGGTTAAAGGCTTTCTATGGTGGATTGGAGTATGTTCCCGGTTACGATAAATATGCCCTTACCACATACGAGGAGGTGAAAGCCTTTGATGTGGAGAACTTCGACAAACCGCAACACGATGTGCTTGCCCAAGCCGACATGATTGTTGAGGAGGGCAAGGCACAGACCGCAGCCGACAAAGCAAATAACGAACTCAAAGCAATAAGAAATGAGCAACGAAAAGAAAATGACAAGCAAACAGAAGCAGATACAGCTGCTGTTGCAGAAAAAGCAGAGGCTACTGCAAGCGAAGCAGAAACTCTCGCAGAAACTTCAAGCGACAGACACGAACTCAGCGCAGCCGCAGAGAGAGTAGATGACAGTCTCGAAGAGGTGAACGAACAGCTTGCCCTGCTTGGCTACTATGAGGCCGACCATGTGGAGAAAGACTTCAACGAGGCATACGGTTATATGCGCAATGCCGAGAAGAAAGCAGTGAACGATGCCGCCAGACTTGCTGGGCAGTTGGTGGACGACCTCGGACTTGACCTGTACGAGGCTACCCATTCCGACAAGACCGACAAGAAAGGCAACCGCAAGGCAAAGCCGTTGGCAGTAGCGAACATTGCCCCGGCAGGAGGCGATGTAACCATACACTTGCCGTTGGCCGAGGGCAGGGAGTTGTATGTGAATATCCAACTTGAACCAGCTTTCGATAAGGGCGATACAGACAGAAGAGGTGATAATCTTGAAGTGACAGGTATCATGTGCCGTGTGGAGAACCCGAACGCAAGCGGTAACGACCGCTACGGACAAAACATGTGGTTTGCAGAAGATGTTACCTATGACGACTTGCTGAAGAATGTGCAGCGTGCCACATACAAGTATATCCCCGAGCGCAGCAATAAAGAGGGAGAATACAAGGTAGGCGACAAAGTGCAGTATTCTCCCGATGGCAATACATGGCATGATGCGGTAGTGGCACAGCCTAACGAGTTGGATGGCATACGCATAGACACAGGCCAAGCACCTGTCATGTGGGTAAATGCCCACCCCGACCAGTTGCGGCACAAGGCACAAACCGAGCCACAGAATGAGGACATTTTCCAAAAGGCGGAACGCATTGCCAAGGAAGCACGCGAGAAGAAAGCGGCCAAGGCTGCATCAGAGCCTACCACTACTCCAGCATCGACAGAGCAGCCGAAACCAGCGATGAAGAAAAAGGCATCGAAGAAGAAAGTTAAACTAGAGCAGCAGGTGGGCAATTTGTTTGCTGGGCTGTTCGATGAACCGAAAGAAGAAAATGGATTACAACGAAATGATGATGCGGTACGCACCGAAGCAGTGCCGACCGACAATCGTGGACAACAGCAAGGACTTCGAGGAGGCGAAAGCACAACTCGCAAAGCAGCTGCACAAGAAAGTGGAAGACCTGACAGAGGACGAGGAGGACAAAGCACTGGCGCAAATCGGGCTGAGTCCGCTGGACTTCATGGACTAACAGAGCCGAAGAACACGCGCAACAACCATTCGGAGCGTGGCGCAGACCATGCCCCGACCTCGGTAAACGGCAGAATAGAGGCCAACATCAAAGCCATTGAGTTGGCACATGAGTTACTTGAGAGCGGTGAGACAGCCACTCCCGAGCAGATGCGTGTGCTCAGACAATTCAGCGGTTGGGGCGGACTTGGAGCCGCTTTCAGTGACGGAGGCTACGACTGGAAACAGCGTGAGCGCAACAAGAAAATACGCGAGTTGCTGGGTGAGGAAGCCTACGAGCAAGCCGTGATGAGTGCCAACAGCGCATACTACACCCCTGCCTATGTTGTCGATACCCTTTGGGACATTGCAGGAAAACTCGGTTTCAAGGGCGGCAACATTTTGGAGGGTTCGGCAGGTATCGGCAATATCCTCGGCCAGATGCCTACCGACATGAGCGAGCGCAGCGACATTCACGCCATCGAGATAGACGGCACATCGGGCGGCATTCTCTCATTGCTCTATCCCGATGCCAAGGTGGATATACAAGGCTTTGAGCAGACACGCATACCCAACGGCAGTGTGGACTTGGCCATCACCAATGTGCCATTCGTTACCGGGTTGCGCGTGAACGATACCACAGGCGACAGCGACCTGTCGAAGAAGTTCCACAATATCCATGACTTCTGCATTGCCAAGAACGTGCGCAAACTGCGTGAGGGCGGTCTGGGTATCTTCATATCGTCAAACGGCACACTCGACAGCAGCAAGGCACTGCGCGACTGGGTGGTAAACGAGGGAGGTTCGGACTTCATCGGAGCATTCCGCATGAACAACAAGACCTTTGGCGGCACGACCGTAACATCAGACATCATCGTAATCCGCAAGCGCATGAACGGTCAGAAGTCGGCACAAGCCATTGACGTGAGCAACATCAGCGGTGAGCGCACAGCCGAATATGAGGAGCCGGGCGCACGCAAGGCCAAGCAGCTCTCCATGGACTACAACAAGTATTTCATCGAACACCCCGACCACATGGCAGGAGAAATGCGCTTTGCCTTTGAAGAGGGCGACACGTTCAGACCCACAAGCAAGGGACTTTACCCGGTAAGCGGCAAAGACCAAGGCAAGATGCTGGCCGACTTCGTTAAATCGTTCATGGAGGAAGAGCGCGGCAGCGCAGAGACCACAGAAAGCGACAAGCCTGTTTATGTGAACGATGCATCGGCAGACGGCAAGAAACTTGGCGAGATGTACTTGAAAGACGGCAAGCTCGTTACGGCAGGTATGGGCGGCTACTATCCTCTTGAAGTGAACGACAAGAAGATAAAGGGACACACCAAGCAGGAGTGTTTCAATGCCTATACAGCCATCAAAAACGCATTGGCCGATGTGATGAAGTACCAGATAGAGAACGAGGGCGATGCAGGACTGCAACCATTGATAGACAAACTCAACAAGGCATACGATGCCTTTGTCAGCACCTACGGACACTTCACCAAGAACAACCAGTTGGCATGGCTGCGCAATGACGTGGACTATCCCAACGTGTTCTCCTTGGAAGTGTACAAGGAGCAAGGAGACGGCAAGGGCGGTGTGGTCAAGACCTATGACAAGGCAGACGTGATGAAAGGCCGTGTCGTGGAAAAGGAAAGCGAGCCGCACCCCGAAAACGTCAAGGACGGAGTTGTGGTGAGCATGTTCAAAAACGGCCGCATAGATGTACCCTACATTGCAGGGCAGCTCGGCATGAGCGAGACGGAAGTAAAGCATGAAATCATCGAAAGCGGACTCGGCTTTGAAGACCCTGCCACACGGCAGATGGAAGTGTCGTACAAGTATCTGAGCGGCAATGTGCGCGAGAAACTGAAACAGGCAGAGGCCAATAACGAGAATGGCGAATACACAGGGAACATCAAGGCATTGCAGGAAGTAGTGCCTATGAATATCCCTGCCCACTTGATAGACTTCACTCTCGGCTCGTCATGGCTCGACCCCAAACTCTATGACGCTTATGTGAAAGAGCGCACCGACATAGACGTGCATTTCACGGCAGCAGGTGGCACATGGTTCATGAACGCCCCGACATACGGAGTGAACGTGGAGAAGAACCGTGCCATGGGCGTGGTGAGCGAGATGCTGAAGAAAACCATCATGGGACATGAACTCATCGGAGCCGCCATTCAGAACAAGAGCGTCGTCGTGTCACGCACGGAGAAACACTATGACGGCACAACGGAAACCATCACCGACCGCGAGGCCACGTCAGCGTGTGCAGCCAAGATAGACGAGATACGGCAGGACTTCAAGGACTGGATGCGTCAGAAGATGCAGAGCGATGCGGACTTGTCGGCACGTATGGAGACGGAGTATAACGACCGTTTCAACAACTATGTACCTATGAGCATACCCGATGATTTCGTACCCGAATACTTCGGAGGCGCGACCCACAAGTTCAAGATGCGCCCACACCAAGGCAAGGCCATTGTGCGCGGCACGATGCAGCCGTTGCTGCTTGCCCATGAGGTAGGAACAGGCAAGACGTTCACCCTTATCTCCACCGCAATGGAGATGCGCAGACTCGGCACGGCACGCAAACCAATGATTGTGGTGCAGAACGCCACCGTAGGCCAGTTTGCAGCCTCGGCCAAGGAACTCTACCCCAATGCCAAGATACTCACGCTTGAGGACAATGACCGCAACGCAGAGGGCAGAAAGAATTTCTACGCCAAAATCAAGTACAACGATTGGGACATGATTGTTGTGCCGCAGAGCACCTTTGAGTTTATCCCCGACAGCGATGAGCGTCAGATGCAGTTTGTGCAGGACAAGATAGACGAGAAGATGCTTGTGCTTGAACAGATGCGACAAGCAGACACCAGCGGAAGAGACCCCATAACGAGACGAGCCGAAAAAGAGTTGGCCGACCTGCAAGCGGAAATGGCCGCATTGTCGGACGGCATATCCAAGAAACGCTCCGCCAACAACGAGAAGAAGAAAGCCGTTGCCAAGCAGAACGCAGCAGTTAAGGCGCAGGAAATGCTCGACCGCCGCACGGACGATGTGGAGGACTTTGACGACATGGGCATTGATGCCCTGCTCATTGACGAGGCACACGAATACAAGCACCTCGGCTTTGCCACAGCCATGCAGCGTGGAGTGAAAGGCGTTGACCCCTCATACAGCAAGAAGTCGCAGGGCGTGTACCTAAAGACGCAAGCCGTGTTGGAGAAGAACAACGGACGTAATGTTATCTTCGCCACTGGTACGCCTATCAGCAACACAGCCGCAGAGATTTGGACATTCATGCGCTACCTCATGCCCAAGGACACCATGAAGGAATACGGCATTTACTACTTTGACGACTTCGTGCGCAACTTCGGCAACATACAGCAGATGCCAGAGTTCAACACAAGCGGCAAGTTCAAGGAAGTAAACCGCTTTGCAGGATATGTGAACCTGCCCGAACTTGTGCGTATATGGTCGGGCGTGGCCGACACCGTGCTCACCAAAGACCAAACCGAATTGGTGAAGAAGATACCCGAAATGGAGGGTGGCAAGGCACAGGACATCTACCTGCCACAGACACGCGCATTGCGTAGCGTAATGAAGTATGTGCGAGAAGAACTTGAACGCTTCGACCAGATGAGTGGTAAGGAGAAGAAAGAAAACAGCAGTATTCCTCTTACCATGTACGGCATTGCCCAAGGAGCCGCAGTAGATGCCCGACTTGTGGAGATGGACGCAGAGGATGATCCAAGGAGCAAGACCAACGAGGCCGTGCGCCAGACCCTGCGCTCGTTGAAAGAGACGGACGACTACAAGGGAACGGTGGCCATCTTTGCCGACCACTACCAAAACAAGCGCAGCGGTTTCAACCTGTATGAGGACATCAAGCAGAAACTCATAGCGCAAGGCGTACCCGAAAGCGAGGTGGTCGTGATGAAGCCTGGCATGACCATCAAGAAGAAACTCGACATCTTCGACAAGGTGAACCGGGGCGAGGTGCGCGTGGTGCTCGGCAGTACAGCCACGCTTGGAACAGGTGTGAACATACAGGAGCGTCTGCACACCCTTATCCACCTTGACGCGCCCAACCGACCGATGGACTACACACAGCGCAACGGTCGCATCCTGCGACAGGGCAACCTGCACAAGCAATGGGGCAAACCCGTGCGTGTACTACGTTTTGGTGTGGAGGACAGCCTTGACGTAACCGCCTACCAGCGACTGAAAACCAAGGGCGCGATTGCCGACAGCGTGATGGAGGGTGACCGATTGATGCAGGACAGCATGAACAACCGCGTACTTGAAGAGGAAGAAGATGTGTTCGGTGATACCGTGGCGCAGCTTTCGGGCAGCGAGTATGCCCTGCTGAAGAACAATGCGGAGAAGAACGTGCGCAAGTACGAGAGCCGCAGGAAGCAATGGGAGGCCGACCAAACCTATATCCACAATGCCAAGCCCAAGCTGGAGGGACAGATAAAGGCCGCAGAGCAGCGAGCAGAGGAAGCCAATGCCCACCTGCTTGCCGTACAGAAATCATTTCCCGAAGGCAAGTTCACAGAGATAACCGTAGGCAAGCAGAAGTTCCGCACGGTTGAGGACATGGCCGACTTCATCAAGGAACACAACAAGAAAATCCTTGATGCGGTAAATGCCATGAAAGAGCACCCGGGCAACTCGTCGCAGACAAACACTCTCACCTTGTCGTTGGGTGGCTATGACTTCGTTGTAAAGACCGAGATGTCGCGTGAGACGCAGAACATTGGCGGTTCTCTATTTGCAGAGATACACCGCAAAATGACCTACTCATGCCCCGAACTCGGACTGACCGACATACCTGTCAAACAGTCGCTCTTGCGCAATGCCATTGAGGACATCACCGAGAACGTCATTACAGGCAAGGACTTCGCGGAGCGGTTCGACATAGCCACGCGCATGGTGAAGCACGGCAAATCAGAGTTGGAGCAACTGAAACAACGTGAGGGCAAACCTTTTGAGTTCGGCAAAGAGCTTGAAGAGGCAAGGCGTCAGTTTGAGGAATACTCCGAGGCCATGAAAGTGGAAATGGCAGAAAAGGAAAAGAAGTATGCCGAGATGGACGCAAGCGTGGAGGCCGCTACCGATGTTGTCGCAGACGATGAGGACAAGACGAGCGATGACAAGACCAAGTTCCGTTTGCTTGAGGACGATGACCCCAAGGCAATAGAGCTGGAGTCGTTGCCCGACAGCGAGCTTGTGCCAGTATATCGCAACGTGCAAGCCTTTGAGGACGATGCGCTCGGTTCGCCTATGGCGTTTACCGATGCCGAGACAGGCGAACGCAGAACGTTGCAGGGTCAGAAGTGGAACTATTCCAACCCACCGCAGATTGAACTCACGCCAGAGCAGCAGCGGCAGTTGGATGAACTCAACAAGAACGGCTACATCGTGGTGGACGGCAAGAAAACCACAGAGTTGCAGATAAATGACGGATTGAAGTTCGTGAAACCCAAGACCAAGGACGCACAGCTGCAATACTTCTTGAAGAAAAACCCCGAGGACAAAGGCTTGTGGGCGGCATACGACCCCTACGACCATGCCATCGAGACACCGCTGAACACCCAGTTTGGCGAGGCGTACAAGCGTCCGAACCTTGTTGTGGTGCGCAGCCTCATTCCGAAATCGGAGATTGACGAACCATTCCATGCCGACTATGCCCTACTGCCCACAGGAGCGCATCAGTGGAACAACGGCCGCACGCTCTACCTCTCACGCTGGAGCAAGATAGACAAAGTGCTCACTCGCGAGGAAGAAGCCAAACTCATTGACGAGTATTGGAAGAAACACCCCGGCAAGCGTGAGGCATTGAAGAGCCACCGCGACTATAACCGCTTTGTACCGCAGGTGCGCAGGGAGTTGGAGAAGATGGGCTACCGCTTTGAGTTGGACGGCAAGGAACTCACTCCCGAAGAGAGCCTTGCACTTGACGAGCAGAATATGGAGAACCGCGATGTTATCCCCGGATGCGAGGGACACGCCCCATTCATGACCAACGAGGACATTGCACGCATCAACGCCAAGATGTCCGGCAAGTGGGTGGGCGAACCCAAGGAGGCCATGAACAATGCGATGGCAGAGCGTGTGAACGAGTTGGCAGAACGGCTCCATACACCTGTGCGCATTATCCGCACGGACGAGGAAGTGGCCGCATTGCCGAGCGCAAGACAGCGCAGGATGAAAGGCAGCTTTAACCCCATGACGGGTGAAGTAACCATTGTTGTGCCGAACAACGCAAACATGGCAGATGTGGAGAACACGTTTATCCATGAGGTTGTGGGGCATGACGGACTGCGTGTGCTGTTCCCCGAAGAGGAGAAACTGAACAATGCGCTCGATGAACTCTACCGCGTGTCGAAAGACGAGATACGGAACAGCATTGACCGCATGGCGCAGAAGATGTACGATGCCGAGGTGGACCGACTCCGCGAGAAGAAGCGCAAGGAGCATGAGGCCAATGGCGAGGACAGCAACGCCTCCTACTATGCGGACATGGCAGAGGCTCATGCCGAGGCAAGCAAGAAGCGCGAGCAGTTCAAACGTGATGCCACGGAGGAATACGGAGCAGACCTTGCAGGGCGCATCGGTGAGAAAGGCTTTGAGAAAATGAGTGCCGAGGAACTTACGTTCTGGGGCAAGTTGAAGTACATGCTCCAAAAAGCCCTTCAAAAGTTGCTTGACGGATTGAAAATCCCTGGCAAGAAGAAATGGGGTGATAAGGAATGGGCGTTTGTCCTGCACGAAGCATACAAGCGCAAGAAGAACGGAGGCAAGCCCGATGTGTTTGACGCAGCCGATACCGAGGTAATGCGGAGAAAGACAGGGTTTGGTGAGACGAAGTTCAGTGATGGACATAAAAAAAGTGCCCAACTCAATGAGGCAGCACTTAAGCACTTAGAGCCTACTGATGTTGAACACGCTGCAAAGGTACAGCAAAAACGTGAGAAAGCCAAAGAAGCACTTGCAAATGTTGCAAAAACATACAAGAATACAACTGACAGCAAGGGCTTTATATCAGCTTTAAGCAATAGTCTTGGTCTGACAAGAGGCAGCACTGGAAGTGGGTATGGCTCATTTGAAACGCCCAATGGCAAGGTGTTTACTATCAGAGTGAGCAACCATAACATCAACGCAGCAAATGTCGGTGATGAGCCTGTCGAAAGCATTGTTATCAAGACGAAACGAAGTCCTAACAGATTTCATGCAGAAGATGGGAAGTTTGCAAACGAGTATGTTTACTTCAAAGAGGATATTCGCAAAGCACCTGCGGGAACATTGAGTGCCATTGCAGAAAGTATTTCTGATTTGCTTGATACTGGCGAGTATCACGACAAGACAGGACTTGCAAAGGACAACCATAGTCCAGAGACCGACCCCGATGGGGGCATGAAGTTCCGCGATGGCGACATGGGACTTGACGAGACCATTACACAGATGAAGATTGCAGCGAGCCAAGCCAATGCCGACAACTGGCAAGCCAAGCAAGAGGCGATGAAAGCCATTGGCGGCAACTTGAACAAACTGCGTCAGGCGATGGCACGTCAGAGAGAGTATGACCTTTCGACCGTGAAGAGCATCACCGACCTTGCCAAGGTGCTGCTTGACAACGGACTGCTCGATGATTTGAGCAAGTACGAGACTAAGCGCATACTCTCGGCAGTGAACAACGCCCACGGCAAGCAGGACACCAGCAACCAAGTGTCCAAGGTTATGGACATCATGGTAGATAACCAGTTGCGCATGGGTGCAAATATGCTTGGCAGACTGCTCTCCACCCGTGGTAGCCGTGTAGATGCACGAGGCATCGAGGTGCAAGGGCAGCTTGACCCAGACGGACAGACCATTGCACAGGTGGTAAGGAAAGCCACTTCCCTGCCAAAGTCCGACATCGAGGAGCGCATTGCCGAGGCATTGAACCGCATGGGCAGCGATGACCAAGCCGTGGCCGATGAAGCTGCTTTGGAGTACAGCGGTCTGTTGCTTGCCCACCAGTTTGCCGAGGACATCACCGACAGCAAAGCCGAAGAAAAGGCATTGCGCGACAGCATCAAGCAAGCCAAGGAAGATTTGGACGCTGGCATGATGGAGAAAGATGCCTACCACGAATATGTGGAAGCTACCAATGATTCCATTCGTCAGAATAAGATAGAGCGTGCCGAAGCCTACCGTTCCATTGTGGAGCAAGTAGGCAGCGTGTTGGGCGGCAGTGTAGAGCGAGCCAGACAATGGCGCGAGGCAGAGAAACAGCGTGTGGAGGCAATCCACCACAATGCCAACTCCGACATGGTAGGCCGTCCGACAGACGAGCACCACAAAGAGGGCAAGGTGCAGAAGATAGCCAACAACAGCGCAGTACGTTTCCTGCTTGCACCGTTAGGCACGTTTGACCAGATGCTGCGAATGTTCGGCAAGAAGAGCGTGAACGGTGAGGGCTATCTTTGGAACCGCTATATGCGCGGTTGGGTTGATGCAACCGAGAGGGAGTACAAAGGCTATCAGAATGCCTTGAAAACCCTTGACGAGAAAGTGAGCGAGGTGTTCGGCAAGAACATGAAATGGGGCGACCTCTTCGCCATGGAGCGTAAGATGCCCAAGGCCACCATTACATTCTGGGACGGAGGCGAGCGGAAAGACCACGAACTCACCCAAGGCAACCTGCTCTACATCTATATGGTTGACAAGATGGCAGACGGACGCATGAAGTTACGCAGAATGGGTATCACCGAAGAAGATGTCGAGAACATCAAGGATTTCGTTGACCCACGTTTCCTGCAACTTGCCGACTGGATGCAGGAGGAGTTCCTCGTAGGAAAGCGCAACGAGTACAATGATGTACACAAGCGCATGTTCGGTGCGTCAATGGCCGCGATAGAGAACTACTTCCCATTGAAGATACTCGCCAATGCAAGAATAGAAGATGTGGACGTAGCCGACGACACCACCGACACCGCCCTGCCAGCCACCTCGACAGGCAGCATCATTAAGCGCAGACGCAACAATCTCGCCCTTGACGTGATGGGTGCGGACGCATTCAGCGTGATACTTGACCACATTCAGCAGATGGAGCGTTGGGCAGCGTTTGCAGAGTTCAACAGAGACTTGAACACCCTGCTCTCGTACAAGCACTTCCGCAACCAAGTGATGAACATGTCGAGCGTGTACGGAGGCGGCAAGACCCTGTGGAACAACTTCCGCAACGTGTGCAGCATGGCCGCAGGAGCATACCGCCCACCGATTGCACAGCTTGACAAGGCCGCAGTGAACATCGCCAAGGGCGTAACGGCAGCAAAGGTAAGTTTCAGAGTGTTCACCGCACTGAAGCAGTTCCTCTCCATGCCAGCCTACCTTTCGGACAGCAACCCTGTATATCTTGCCGCCAACATCGCCAATCCGATAGGCGCATGGAAATGGTCGATGGAGAACCTGCCAATCTTTGAAAAGCGTTGGAAGAGCCGCATGGCAGGAGACCCACGACTGATGAAGAGCGAGATGGACTGGAAGATGTGGCGCAGCCATGTGGTGGAAATCGCCTCACGCATCGGTATGTCGCCCAATGCCTTTGTCGATGCGCTGACCGTGGCCATCGGTTCACACGCCATGTACCAGACGAAGAAACAAAAATATCTTCGCTATGGCTATGACGAGGAAGTGGCAGAGAAACGCGCCAAGCAAGACGCGACAATTCTGTTCAACCAGACACAGCAGTCGAGCGAGAGCGCATTTCTCTCCACCATGCAAGTGGACCGTTCATGGCTGAGCGTGCTGTTCACCATCTTCCGCAACTCGTCCATGTCATATACAAGGCAGTTGTATGATGCTATCCGCAACATCAAGCACCGCTTTGAGCCGGGCTACCAATCCATGAGTGAGGAGTACATGGCCAAACAGATGCGCAGGGACGGCATAGACCCCGACAAGGCAGACAGCAACGCCAAGAGCGAGTACCGCAGAAGTCTGTTGCGCGACATCGCAAGAATAGGCGTGTTCGGCTACATTCTGCAATTCGCATGGAACTTTGGCGCATACCTGCCATACCTTATTGCAGGAGACGACAAGGATGAGAAGAGCAAGATGTGGGACGATGTAATCAACCACACCATGTTCGGCAGCATTGAGGGACTGACAGGCGGAGACGTGATGAGTTCGGCAGGACAGATGGCACTCAACGGAGAAGCCGCCAACTGGAGTTACCTCGTAAAGGATATGCCGTTGGCAAGCGACCTTGCGGCCATACTTCAGAAGATGCCGAAAGACAAGGTAGCCGCCATGAACGATGTGGTGAACCTGCTTGTGCAGTCGGGCGTTGGAGTCAATCCGCAATCGCTGACCGATGCAGTGGTAGCCATCATGGACTATTGCGGAGACGATGCCGAGACCTCACGCGAATGTGCGCTGCTCATTGCACGCATCATCAACTGCCCACAGAGCCAAACCGACAAAATCTATTTTGACGAGTTGGGCGCAACGGCAGCAGAGGCAAGCAAGATGACACCAGCCGAGATAGCCGAGCGATATGCCGAGTACAAGATACACAGAGGCGCACCGCTCACAGGCTGGGCATATTCAGAGGAGGCACGGGACAGTGTGAAAACCGCACAGCAGAACCGCGTGCTGACCAAAGCCAAGGAGAAGATGAGCAATCGAATGGAGACCGAGGCCACCAAGCAGTTGCTCTCCACCTTTGACGAGGTTAGCAAGCAGCAGACCGAGTTGTCGAAATTGAAAAAGACCGACAGAGCCGCCTACCGCGAGGGCATGAAACAACTCCGTCAGAAGTACAATATGCGAGAGCACGGACGCATGAAACGGTACAAGCACGACATGAAACAGCTCACGGAGAAGTATCTGCGCAGCAAGAACGCAGAAGAGCGCGACAGCCTTGTGAGGGTAATGACCACCACACGCGACAAGTTGCTTGACGACATCGGCAGAATGAACCAACAATAGTTAAACAATGAGGGACGATGCAATAATATAAATTTGCATCGTCCCAAATTACACAATGAATATGGCAACAAAGAAACTACATAGAATGAGCCGTGTGATGCCGCAAAAGGAGTTGGACAGCGTGAGCCATGCAAGGCGCACGATGGGCAATAACCGTGCCTTTGAGGTGTTGTGGCAAGCACAGCAGTATTGGCTTGCGATGGAGACATTCCGCAGAGACCGTGAGAGGAACAAAAACTACACCTACGGTAGACAGTGGGATGACTATGTATGCGTGAACGGCAAGATGATGAAGGAAGAGGAACTCATCAAGAAACAAGGCAACGTGCCGCTGAAGAACAACCTCATCAGACGCATGGTGCAAGCCGTGCTTGGCGTGTACCGCAGCCAAGCCAAAGAGCCGACCTGCACGGCAAGAGACAGAGACGAGCAACGGTATGGCGAAACCATGAGTACCGTGCTGCAATGCAACATGCAGCTGAACCGCATGACCGAGATAAACGCAAGGTGCATGGAAGAGTTCCTCATATCGGGATTTGTGGTGCAGCGGAAGTGGTACGGCTGGCGAGAAAACAAGCTGGACTGCTGGACGGACTATGTGCAGCCCAACAATTTCTTCATCGACAACAACATGAGGGACTTTAGAGGTTGGGATTGCAGTTGCTTGGGCGAGATACACGACATCTCGTTTGAGGACTTGTGCGGACGCTTTGCCCACAGCAAGGCCGACTACGACCGACTGGCCGAGATATACAAGTATGCCAAGGACAAATCGTATCTCAGTGCCATGTATGACAACTTCGGCTATCCCCTGCAAGGCTACTACGACTTCCTCGTGCCCTACGACCAGAGCCGATGCAGGGTAATTGAGGTGTGGCGCAAGGAAAGCAAGGAGAGAGTGCGCTGCCATGACGTGAACAACGGAGACGTGTTCAAGGTGGACATGGAGGACTTCAAGGAACTTGTGCTTGACGAGAATGAGAAGCGACTGCAACAGGCGCGAGAGTTGGGCATGAGCGAGGACGATGTGCCGCTTATCCGCTATGAGTGGTTCATGGACTCATACTGGTACTACTACATGCTCACCCCATTCGGAGACATACTTGAAGAGGGCGAGACACCCTACGAGCACAAGAGCCACCCCTACGTGTTCAAGGCATACCCATTCATAGACGGAGAGATACACTCGTTTGTGAGCAACGTGATAGACCAGCAGCGGTACACCAACCGCTTGATAACGATGTACGACTGGATAATGCGAGCGTCAGCCAAGGGTGTGCTGCTGTTCCCGGAAGAATCTCTGCCCAAGGGCATGTCGATGGAAGATGTTGCGGACGAGTGGGCAAGGTTCAACGGCATCATCATGATAAAGCAGCCCAAGGCAGGACAGGCACTGCCGCAGCAGATAGCCAACAACTGCACGCAGATAGGCATCTCGGAGTTGCTGAACATGCAGCTGAAGTTCTTCGAGGACATATCGGGCGTGAACGGAGCGTTGCAGGGCAAGCCCGGCTATTCGGGCATGTCAGCCAGTCTGTATAACCAACAGGCGCAGAACGCCACCACCTCGCTGCTTGACCTGCTCGACACGTTCTCGGCATTCATCAGAGACGGAGCGTACAAGGACGTGAAGAACATACAGCAGTTCTACGACACACCGCGCGTATTCAACATTGCAGGAAAGAACTCCACCATCGTGGAGTACGATCCACGGAAGATACGCGATGTGGAGTTTGACCTAAGCATTGTGGAAAGCACCGCCACGCCAGCCTACCGCGCCTTGACCAACGACATGCTTATGCAGTTGTGGCAAGCCAAGGCAATCAGTGTGGAGCAGTTGCTTGAACACGGAGATTTCCCATTTGCAGACGAGTTGCTGCAGAGCATCAAGTCGCAGAGGGAGCAGTTGGAGCAAGGGCAAGTGCCGGACGGAATGTCGCCAGAACTTGCACAGCAGGTTCAGCAGGGAGCGAACATGCAAGCCGTGAACCAGGCACAGCAGATGATGCAACCGACATAAAAAATAAGCCTCACTAAGCCTCCTTAGGCGACTAAGCCAAAGGGACGTTGTGGGGCTTTACTGATTTTATATGGAAGCCTCGGAGACGGGGCTTCTGTCTTTTCGGAGTGTGCGGTTTGTGATAGGCACAAATTCGGGCATCTCCATTTCACGGTAGCAGATGTGCAGACCGATGGCACGTGTCATGAGCAAGTCGTCATGCTTGCCGACAATAGCACCATACGCGCCATTCGGCTTGCGCTCATAGGTGTCGTACTCGTCAAGACACCGTTTGTCGCGCTCGATATACAGACGCTCACGAATGACCTTGACCAAGGTGGAGATAATCATTGGCTTGGTGGCCACATTCGTATGGAAGCCATACTTGCGAGGCGCACCCTCGCGTATCTCGTCCTCGGACTGCTTGCGAGCGTAGAGATTGGGATAGATGTCTGAAATCTGATTGAGGATATACTGCGACTGGTCGCCACCCTCCACCTGTCGCTCCTTGTCGTGCGTCTCCAAGGTGTTGGACTCGATGACCAACAGCGAGTCGTTGTAGAAAGCAGCAATCTGCGCGGCACGCCATGCGAGGCGGTCGATGTCGCAATGGCCGTACCACTGCGCCACGACAGACGGAGGCTCACTGCCGTCAATCATGCTCAGACGGTCGAACACCACGATGACAGACCAGTCCGCCTTGTTGGAGCGTCCGCCCACATCGACCACGGTAAGGTAGCGGTCGGTAACTTCGTAATCGTCAAACTTCTCGGGCATAGCCCAAATGGAAAGTAAGCCCTGCCTGTCCTCACGGAAACGGAGATTGGAAAGAGCCTCCTCGCCCTCGTCGGCATCGGCATAGACCTCGCCAACAAACTTAGGCTTGCGGCAATATGGCTCAAACTGCTTGACAAGATACTTGTCGAACACCATTGTACCTGCATGAACAAACGCCTCCACATCGTCAGACGGAAACTCCGCAGCCATCACCGCAAAGTCATTCTTACCAGCACGCTCGTATATATACCAATGGATAGCCTCCAGTGTAGCCCCCTTTTCCCACAACGACCACAGATAGCGTCCACTCTCCTCACGATTGGACGGAGTGTAGGCATTGTTGCGGTTCTCCCAAAGCCATTTGGCAAAGGCGCGTAGTTCTTCGGCAGAGTCGAAAGGACGCGAGTAATGCTCAATCTGAAACCAAGAAATAAAAAGTGCCTCAAACTGTGACTTGACAGTAGGGTCAGCAGCGGCCGTATATTCTGCATCAAAGTAAGTGCCAACACCATCGGCAGTACTTTCCATGACAATCATTGTGTAAGGTCGTGCAAGAATACCAGAGCAAGCGGAACGCACAATATCTTCGGGCGACTTGCCCTCCGTCTTTTTCCACAGACCTACCTCGGAAAGATGCACCAACGAGTAAGCACCGCCACGGCAACCGTTAGGACGCTCGGCAGTACCCACCTTAATCTTGCAGTCTCGTTGTGGCACACGGTACGTAGAACCCGACTTGCCGACACCGACCAACTTAGGCTCGTTCTCCGAATAGACCTCACCCAACTTGTGAAGAAATTCCACCGGGTGTTTCTTAATCATGAGGTCGAACATATCCTTGATTTCGTCCGATGCCGTGCCTTGGTGGGCGATGATGAGTGAGTTGAGACCTTTCTTGTGGAAGAACTGCAACCATGCCATGTAGAGCTGCACAGTCGTGGAGCCGCCCCACTGACGCGCTTTCAAGAGAATAAGACGGATAGGTAATCCTGCCTTTCGTTTCGCCTCAAAGCGCGACACGAGGATGCGCTGCGGATACCACAGACGAAAAAGCACGTCCTTTCCTGCATCCTTGTTGTGGATATAGACGAGCGTAGCCGTCCAAAAAGGAAAGTCGTGCTTGTAGCGCAAGCGTATGAGCGTGCGCGACACCTTGATGAAGTCATCGTCATTCGGCTCAACGTGCATCACGGACGAGAGAAACTTGTCGATAGAGCCAGCCTTGACCAACTTCTTGACAAGCGGAATATCCATCATCTCCACAGGCAACCACTGAACAGGAATGGCAAAGTCGGCAATGCTGACACGGACACGTTTACCAATAGACCCCTCACCAGTAACAGGGTCAAACTTGGCGAACATGATTTCATTGCGCCTGTCATTCTCCGCAAGCAGTGCGGCAATCTCTGTATCTATCGTATTGGTTGTCATACCATCCATTCTTTATGCGGTAAATAAACTCCCCGACCGTGCGAGGCGTGAGGTAGAACTTGGGCGCAGGTTGATTGACTATCTTCGTAACCAACTCATAGACCGACTTGTCGGGATAATCCTCACGCATGAGGAGGTATCTGCGGTAAATCTCCTCGAACATCTCACGCTTGTTGCTCCTCATTCGCGGCATGGGCTTTCCTGCCGCCATAGCGGAAATGACAATGGCCGCGCGCTCCTCGCTCACCCAGAAACGCGAAGCTGGAGAGTCGGCCACCAACTGAAAGATAACAGGCATGATGATGATGCTTGCCTCGGGAAGTCTGTCGCGGTACACCCTCATAAGGTCGGCATTGCGCTCCCTTGTAAAATCCAATATGCTGCCAAAGTATTTCATAAAAATCACGGTTCTGTTCTATACAAAGGTACTCAACGCAACTCACAAAAGTTAAAAGTCAGTCCACCTCTTATATGGCTATTTTTGCATGCGAATATTACACAAGCATAAGAAAGTTAAGATAATGGCTGAAAACAATGGAGTTAAGAGCAGACGCGACCAGCAGCTGGAGCGGCTGAGAAAGAAATACCCCGACAAGAAGTTCGAGGACGATGAGGAAATCTATGGTCAGATCTCCGATGATTACGACCAATACGAGCACGACCTTGACGGCTACAAGGGCAGGGAGAAAGCCATGTCCGACATGTTTGCCGCAGACCCGAGGAGTGCGCAGTTTCTTGCCGACATGCACAACGGCCAAGACCCTGTGCTCGGCCTTGTAAAGAATTTCGGAGTGGACATCAAGGACGTGCTTGACGACCCCGAGATGCAGGACAAGATAGCCGAGGCTAACAAGGAGTATGTGGAGCGTGTGGCCAAGTCGAAACAGCTCGATGAAGAGTATGAGAAGAACATGGACGCAACGCTTGAGACCCTGCGCCAGTTCCAAGAGGAGCGCGGCATGACAGACGAGCAGATAGACGAGGTGGCCAATGCTATGCTCACCGTTGTCAAGGACGGAGTGATGGGCAAGTTCTCACGCGAGACCTTGGAGCTGTTTGTGAATGCCATCAACCATGATGCCGATGTAGCCAACGCTGGCGAGGAGGGACGTGTGGCAGGACGAAACGACAAGATTGTGGAGGGACTGCGCAAGCGCGACAAGGGAGACGGCACAGCACCGCTCAACGGAAAGAACGGAGGCTCACCCACACAGCAGAAGAAGCAACAGAGCATATTTGACCTTGCTAATGAAGCGATGTAGCCCATGCAAGGAGAAGTCGTGAAGTTTCCCCCGGAGGGAAAGACGCTGCGCTCCACCAAGGGTAGTGCAGGACTTTGCACCCAATTGCCGGGCGCAATGGCATCAGTAAGCAATCTCGCGAGCGCGACAGGCGGTATAGCCCCCGGCAACCTCGCACAGACCGATAGCAAATAACATTATTCACAAACTAAAATTTCAAGACATGGACGGAGAAACCGTACAAGTAGGGGGTAAAAATCCCACCCCAACACCGGGCACAGCCGGTGTAGCAAGCCAAGTGCCGGGAGCACCCACTACCGTCAGCGGAGTGGCAGATGCGACTGGCGGAGTCGGTCCGGGCAACCTCGTACAGAGCGACCTCGACCAGGAACTCTACAAGTTCAAGAGTGACGACACACCGCTTATGCAGCTCATGCTGAAAGCGAAGAAAGTAAAGGTGAATTCGCCCGAGGTGGAGCACTACATGATTGACGAGCCGCGCTCCAGCGTGACATCGACAACCAAGGTGACCGCAGGAACAGCCAAGCAGTTCATCCTGCCGTTGCTCTCCAACGATGCGGAAATTCCCAGACCTTACGGCACGCTGCTCGCCAAGGGCGTGGACGGCTATGCCGAGGACGGAACGACCAAGACACCGGGCAAAGACCTCATGCTGTTCGTGACAGGCCACGACCCTGCATCGGGCAACCCCATCTGCAGAGCCGTGAACGGTCCGAAGACCAACAGCACGGACGAGTATTGCACTACGCCCGAAATTCCGCAGGGCACAACATTCATCATCCTCTCCAACGCCCTCTACGAGACTCAGAAAGAGGTTGACCCCGACCTCATCGTTCCACAGGGACAGACGGTGTATCTTCAGAAGCGCGGCATGAACCAGATTGTATCTGACTACTACGAGGCGCAGAAGAAGAAAATTCCATTCGGCAAGGCTGTGATTGCAGAGGCCGCCATCACCAACTTCAAGGTGCGCGGCAACCGCACGCTCTACGCAGGACGCAAGGGCAAGTTCAAGGTGCAGACCGAAAAGGCAGGAGTGCAGTATGTGTACTGTACCGAGGGTGTGCGCTACCAAGTGAAGAAGGAAATCCAGCACACAGGCAAGTGGACGATTGAGGAAATCATCGCCTTGGCGAAGATGACCTTTACAGGCGAGGACGTGCCCAAGAGCGTGATAGCCCTTGCAGGCAAGAACTTCTTGGAGAACATCCAGTGCATCGACTACTCTAAGCACCCGGAAATTCAGATTTCGACCAAGACCAACCCTGTAGGCTGGGTAGTGACCAACTTCCACACCGTGTTCGGAGACATCGAGTTCAAGCACGACCCGACACTTGACCGCTTGAAGTGGAGCAACTCTGCGTTCATCGTTGCGCCCGACCGCCTCGTACACTACCAGTACTCGGCCGAGCACTCATCGAAAGACCGCATGGAGGGCGAGGAGGCAACACGCGAGTCGATGCTTGTGTGGGACGCACTCGCACTCAAAGGCTCGTGCCATATCTGGATCAACGGTGAGGGTGACAGCGAGAACACCAGCGCAACGCAAATCCACCTTTGGGACAGCGCGGAAGCACCCGAAAGCCCTGTTGAGGGTGGCGTGTACTATCTGTTGCAGGACTGCCCTGCCATCAACGCGGAAGCCGTGTGCGGCCAGATGTGGCAGTACAAGAGCGCAGCATGGGTGGAGTATGCAGGTGATGTGATGGCCACCGAGTAATCCGAAGTTTAATTAAACCAATCATCAACCAATAGAGGCGGATAGGTAGCAATGCCGTCCGCCTTTATTTATAATAATCAGACAACAAAAATGAAAAAGAAGAGAATAACCTACGGAGTGTACGGCATGATGGAATACCAAGCCATTATCAAGATAGGCAGAGCCACACTCAAAGTAATGTTCACGGACGGCTCCATTACCGCCATGGGACAGAACCCTGCACAGTACACGACAAGCGACTTCATCGTGCAACACGCGATAGAGAACAGCAGCGATTTCAAGAAAGGCCGCATACATGTGGTGAGCACCATTGAGCTTGACGAGGAGCTGCATATTGAGCGCAACCCTGCCAAGCCGAGCACACGGACGGCAAAGGTTGCGGCAAAGGCTGTGATTGACAATAAGCCTACTGAAGCCTTTTCAAGCCATACTACGTCTGTGGCAGAGGACGTGGCAGACGAGACTACCGAGGAGGCTGATGCAGGTGGTGTTGTAACACCAACGGACGAGGCAGATGCGGAAACTATCGAGGAAGAGCCAGAGACAGAGAGTGACCCCGAGGCCGTAGAGGACACCACAAGCGAGGAGGCAGCAACCGAGGACAATGCGGCAGAGGGCAAGACCGAGGTGGAGTTTACCGACAACCAAGAGGCCAAGGACTACATCTTCAAGAACTTTGGCGTGAAGCCCGGCTCGATGCGCAACCGTGAGGATATCAAGGCCGTTGGCGAGACCTACGGAGTGAAAATCACGTTTGTCAACGAGAAGTAAAGAATGACGATATGGTGTACAAAATCGAAGTCGTGGAGCAAGATGTGCGCATCGCCATAGACGAGAACAAGACCAGCGAGCAGCTCATCAGCGATGAGGATATTGACACCTTGTCGTTGAACGAAGTGATACGCTCGAAGATAGAAGAGGCCGTGCGCAGGGTGGAGACCTCCGCGCCTGTGTATCTCTTGGAAGAGGGACACGAGTTTGGCGAAGCCGTGTATTGGGAGGATAACGGCAGCGGTTGGGTGCTGCTCCCCGATGACTTCATGCGGTTGATAGCATTCCGCATGAGCGACTGGGAACGCACTTGCTACAATGCCATTTCGGTGGACGACCCACTCTATGACCTGCAATCGTCAAGATACAAGGGCGTGAGAGGCAGCGTGCAGAAACCAGTGTGCGCGGTAGTGAACCGAGCCGAGGGCAAGGCGTTGGAGTTCTTCAGCTGCAACAGCGAGGACGCCTACGTCAAGCGAGCCACCTACATACCCTATCCCAAGATAGACGATGAGGACGGCATCGACATCTCCGAGCGTTGTTACACAGCCGTAGTCTATACCACGGCAGCATTAGTACTAACCGCCTTTGGCGCGACCGACAAAGCAGAGCAGTTGAACGCCTTGGCAAAATCAATAATGGAATGAGTTCAATACCAACAAAACAGATAGACGGTGATGTGGCCGTAGGCCGCAACGTCAGCATGGGCGGTTCGGGTACGGTGCGTGGCTCCATGACCGTAGGCCACAACCTGACCGTGGAGGGTTGGCTTGAAGCCAAGAACATCAAGGGACCGAACAAAGGTCTGTTCAAGACCGCAGCGCAACTGCGCGAGGCATACCCCAACCCACACGAGGGTTGGTGGGCATTGGTGACCGTGGAGGGCAGCGCATCATCAGACCACTTGGGACAACTCTATGTGGCAGACGGTGGCACATGGGTAGCGCAGGTGGACAGCAGCGGAAATCCATTGCTGAAAGGCAATCCCACCGTGGACAGCACCGAGTATATGGAAGCCGTGGATGAAATGACAGCCGACCTTGAGGCTGTCAAGGTAGATGTGAACCAAAACAAGGAGGACATCAAGAGCCTGCGCAGCACGCAGACCTCGCACACGGACAGCCTTAACACCCTCAACTCGCAGATGGGAACGGCACAGACCGACATTGCCAATCTGAAGAAAACCGTCAGCGACAACAAGAGCGAGTTGGCAAACAGCATCAGCGGTGTGCAGAAAGACCTCACCGCATTCAAGAACACCAAGGGGACTGCAGATGGACTTGCACCTTTGGACGAGAAAGGACAAGTACCCTCGCAGTATCTGCCTGGATATGTGGACGATGCGCTGGAGTTTGGCGGCATTGTATCGGGCATTACCGCACAATTCCTGTCAGTCAGCAAATCATCAACGGACGAGAATTGTGCCGTGGTGTACAACAAGACCACTGAAACATTCGTCTTACGCTACACCCAACCCTCAGAGTCAGAGTTTGACCTGCGTCCGACCATCACCTATTATAACAACTGGCTGGACGGAGACCTTTTTGGCGATGGGACTGTATTGGGACGCAAGCCCCACAGCGGCAAAATCTTCATGGACGTAAGCACCAACAAGACCTACCGTTGGAGCGGCACGACACTGTCCGTAATCGGCTCGGACTTGGCACTCGGCCACAGCAGCGGTACGGCATTCCCCGGAGACGAGGGAGCGGATTTGCAGGAGCGCATGAGAGAGGCAGAGAGCACGGCAACCATCAGCCGACAACTGATAGACGAGAACAGCGCGGAGTTGCTGAACCGCAACACAATCAACGCCAATGTGCTGTTGTCGTTGGGCGACCGTGAAGTGTCGTTCTCCGTGGTGCTTGAAAAAATCTTCGATTTGAAGAACAAAGCAAGATACATGAAACCCGGTATCGTGCTGTCGTTTCTTTCGGAGACAGGCATACAAAACAAGCAGTGGACGAACTACGGCAAGGAAACCGAGACCGACTGGAAAAACGAAGCCAACTGGACAGACTTCGGCTCGAACGGCAGTGCCATAGGCAACACGGTGAACGTGAACGACATCTGCGAGGACACCGAGTACACCCTTTCGACCGCCATCAAAGCTGTGCAGGACAAGGAGAAAGAAAGCGGACTATCGTATATGAAGAGCGGTGTCGTGCTGACCTATAAGACAGCCGATGTGACCAGCAACGGCTCGCCCAAGTGGGAAGCCTACCAGTTCACACGCACCGTGGACGACATCAACCCGGCAGACTTGAAACCTTGGGTAGAGTTCGGAGGAGGCGGCAACAATGCCGTGCCGACCTCGGACACCCCCGAAAAGGACGGCAAGGAGGCATTCTCCACAGGAGGTGCATACGCCAACATACCCACCACACTGCACATTGACACCGAGACGCAGGGCGTGGTGAAGCTGCAACTGCAGAATGCCGGGCAGGAAGCCGTGGGCGACGAGGTGCAGTTTGCCGTAGGCGGAGGAGGCGGAGAAAGCACAGGTACGATTGTGAGCATACAATTCGAGCAGAGTCCGCTGTATGCCAAGGCTGGCGGCAGCGTGGTGATGAAAGCTGCTGTACGAAGCGTTACCACACAAGGCAGCCAAGAACTGAGCAACATGATAGAAAAGGTGCTGCTCAAAGATCGCGACACCGGGCAGACCTTGGAGACATTCATGTTCAACAGAGCGTCATCGGCAAGCGGAGACACCTACGACTTCGAAATGGACGTGAGCAGCTACTTCGTAACCGCCACCACCAAGCGTTTCCAACTTATCGCCTATGATGATGCAGGAAACACAGGCAGCAGGAACATCAACGTGAGCGGTGTAGATGTTACCATCAGCAGTGTGCAGACCCTCAACTACACGGCAAGCACCGCCCTTGCCGCAGGAGGAGCCGCCAAAAGCATACCGATGTACAAGTTTGCCAACAACGCATCGGACAAAGGTATCAAGGTTGTAACCGAGATATACCTAAACGGAGTGTGGCAGACACTCGGCACAAGCGTAGTTCTCGACACCTACTCGCACTCCATCACCATAGACCCGAAGAGCTGCTTGGGCGAGATACTGACACATGGCGCATACCCCCTGCGCATACACGGAGAAGATGTAGGTTCGGGCGTGGTGGGCAACTACCTCCACACAGCCGTCATTGTGGTGGAGAGCGGCAACAACACCCCGATAGTGGCCATGCGCTGGTACACCGAGCAGTTGCAAGGCAAGAGGAAACTCTACGAAAACATCGAGGTGGACTATGCCGTGTATGCAGCCGACACGGACGAGCCGCAAGCCGTGGTGTGGTATGACGGAGCGCAGGAGACCACCACCGTAGCCTACCGGGGACAGACCAACACGTTCACCAAGCAAGTGCAGGAGAGCGTGCATGACGGCACAAAGAGCGTGTCGGTGAAAGTGATGTGCGGAGAAATTTCATCGGAAACCGCCACATTCATTGTCGATGGCTCACTTGTAGATGTGGAGGAAGTGACCACCATGCGCGAATTCAACATCACGATGGACTCACGCAGCAACGGAGAGACCGACAAGACCATCAAGGACGGAGGAGTGGAAATCACCGTTGAGAACTGCAACTGGTCGAGCAACGGATTTGTCAAGGACACCTACGGCACGCCCACCTACGGCACGGAGAACGACAAGGGACGCATGGCACTCCGCATAGCCGAGGACATGAAAGCCGTGTGCTCGTTCAAGCCATTCGCCAACACCAGCATCGAGCAGAACGGCATGGCACTGAGTTTCACGGTAAAGGTGAAGAATGTGGAAGACCGCACGGCACGCATCATCGACTGCCTGGGCGACAACCAGCTCGGTTTCTACTTGACTGGCGAGAAACTCGTGTTCACCTGTGATGGAGCAACCGCAGCCAACCCCGACGACTTGGGCGCACAGCAGACAGCCGTAGCCCTGTATGCCACTGACAAGGAGACACGTTTCGACATTGTGATAGAGCCGACCAGCATAGCCTCATACAGCGGCATAGGCTCCATCAAGATATATGTGAACGGAGACGAGGCCGCAGCCACCTATTACAATGCCGGGAAGTTTGCCCACAACGACATGCAGATAAAGTTTGACGGCACGAAAGCCGACATCTACCTGTACCGTGCCATCGGCTGGGCCACCTACTACAACTACCGACAGGCATTCAACAACTACTTGGTGGGACAGAAAGACACCGCAGCCATGCTGACGGAGTACGAGAAGAACCAAGTGATGGCCTCGCAGACCGCAGAGGGAACAACCAAGGACAGGCCGACCATGCAAGCGTGCATGAACGCAGGACTATGCTGCGTGACCCTGCTGAAGAATGCCGACACCCCCGACATCGAGCAGAGCTACCCCGGCTACCTCGACAAGCTGGACGGAGACAAAAAGACCAAGGCATACTTTGACTGGGTAATCCGTTTCCCCGACAGGCCATGGCAGGACTGCAAGGTGTACAACGTGCCGACCACAAACCAAGGCACAACCTCATCGCTGCGGCCCGTGAAGAACAAGAAAGGCAAGTTCAAAGGCTGCAAGATAGAGATGCTCCACACAGAGGAGGACTTCAAGAACGACCCAGTGGCACTGGCCAAGTTCCAAAAGGCCAAGAAGATGGCCGCGAAGAGCCAAGTGCAGGTGATAGACGGAGGCTTGTGGGTAAAGACCATCACCATCAAGGTGGACTACTCCGACTCGACAGGCGCGAACAACGGAGCGACCATGGAGCTGATGAACAAGACCCAGCGAGCCATGGGAGCGGACTACATGACCCCAGCGCAGAACGCCTACAACGGAGGCGACACGATGAACACCAGCATCGACAGCGTGACGTGCGCCCTATTCCGCACCGACCAGCAGAGCGTGGACGCGACCAACGAGACCTACGCCTACTTCCATGCCAAGGCCAACTTCAACGTGGACAAGGGCAACCCCTCGTTCTTCGGCTTCGAGAAAGTGAGCGGCTACAACAGCGACTGCTTGAACTATGGCGACTTTGTGGAACTCGTGGCCGAGAAAAACCAAGACCTCAACATCTTCAAGGTGCAGACCTTGGCGAAGAGCGAAGAGCTGATAGCCTCGAACATCTACATGCTGAGCGAATACTGCGGAGAGAAGCACATCTTCTTGGAGAATGACGGCACAGGCACGATGCAGGAGACCACCGCCACAGCCGACCCCACGGAAGTGGACAAGAGCCTTGCCGAGGTGCTGGCAGACGATGTGAACAACTACGACTGGGGAACGGTGTACCTGACCAACGACTACAAGTATGTGAAGTACAGCGGAGGCAAGTGGAAAGACACCACAGGCAAGATGCAGTATGACACAAGCACCAAGAAATGGGGCGTGACAGGCAGGGTGCTGAACCCTGTGGAGTGCTACGAATACTTGAAGTACGACTCCCTCTGCTGGCTGCAAGGCGTGAACGGCATAGACGACCTCATGCGCATAGACCAATCGACAGGCGAACCCGTGTGGCTCGGCTACTACGAGAGCCGATACCCCGACGATGACGACTTGAACGACCTCTACGCCAAGGGAAAGAAAGTGCCGTACAACCTATATAAATGGCTGCTGTGGACGCAGGAGTGCTCGCAAGACCGTACCGAGGCAGACGGAAACATCACCCTGCACGGCAAAAGCGTGGCAGGAACAAAGGAGAACCGACTGAAGAAATTCTGCGAGGAACTCTATCAGTATGCCAACGTGCGCTCCACCGGGTGCTACATAGTTGGTACGGACTATGTGCTTGCCGTTGACCAGCGGTCGAAGAACATGATGATTTCGTTCTACCTCGACACCAACGGACTGACACGCGCCTACTTCAACCACTGGTATGACGGAGATTGCTGCTGGCTTGCCGACAACGACTGCGGCATCACCGTACCTTGGGACTTGGACAGCGTGACCGACCCCAAGCATTACTACCAAGGGTGGAACTCCGTGATGTTCCAGCAAGGCTACGCAGCCGACAAGTTCTGGCTTGAAGATGAGGGCAAGACCACCATCACGTTGCACGACATCGCCAACGACATGCGCAGCGCGGAGGCGGACGGCATCAAGATTTTCTCCGCAGACGGTTGCAAGAAACTCTGGATCACCGACCGCATAGCGAAGTGGGCGAAGATAACCAGCTCGTTTGACGGAGAGCGCAAGTACATCGAGAACTCCAAGGCAGGTGCAAACTACTACTATGCCGTACACGGACTGCGGTATGAGGACTTGCCCGTGACGTTTGAGAAACGCTTTGCCTACCGTGACGGCTACTATCAAGTGGGCGAGCTGTACACCAATCCGTTCAAGATGCGAGCCGTGGGTACGGACATCAGCATCAAGATAACGGCAGCGCAGGACGGTTTCTTCGGCTTGGGCGTGGACCGTGCGGACGCTTGTGTGGACAGCTGCTATCTGAAAGCAGGAGAAAGCTACACGCTGAAGAGCGGCATGACCGCCACAGGCGCAGGAACGATGCTCTATGTGTTCGGTGCGACACGCCTTGCAAGCCTCGACATCAGCGGCTGCACCCCGAAAGCCGAGGGTTGGGACATCTCGAACTGCACGATGCTGCAAGAACTCATACTTGGCGGAGCGGACTATGCGCCAGCCGAGGAAAGCGGAGCAATCACGCAGCTCAACATGGGCAACAAGAGTTTCCTCAGACGCATAGACGCACGCAACACTAAGGTAACAAGCATCATCGCCTCGTACTGTCCGAGACTTAAAGAGGTGTTGGCGAGCGGTTCGCAACTATCGAGCATAGACCTTGCCGAGACAGCCCCGATAGAAACCCTTGAACTGCCAGCCACCATGACCACGCTCTACTTCAAGAACCTGCCCAAGCTGACCTATCCCGGTGGACTGACCATAGCAGGAATGACGAACGTGAAGAAGATGTTCCTTGACGAGTGTCCGCACATTGACACCATGACCCTGCTGCGGCAGATAACCACGGCAGGACAGCTGAAGAGCGTGCGCATACCGGGCGTGAACGCCACGGCCAGCGTGGAGATGCTGCGCGGCATCATGCAGAGCGGAGCCGTGGGCATAGACGCTAACGGCAGCACCTACGATGAGACCGGGCAGTGCAGCGGCATCATAGGCCGATGGATACTGACCGAACTCGTTGAGGACAGCGAGGTGGAGGCATTGCAGAAATACTTCCCGAAACTAACCGTCATCAACTCGCAGTTCTCGGTGGTGAAGATAGACGACATTGTGAGCGGAGACTTCTGCGAGCGGTACAGCAACCCCGAAAACAAGACAGGCTCGGACTACGACAAGACCTTTGTAGCGAGCGGACACACGCTGAAGATATTGCAGGAGACCCATGCCTACAAGTGTGCCTACAACTCCAAACTCAAACAGATGGAGGGCGTGCAGCTGAGCGACACCGACTTCAACTATCTTGCCACAGGCGAGAGTTTCGATGTGGGCGACAGTGCAGGAGAGGGCTTTGACATCTTCCACCATCTGCCCCACCACTGGTACAAGGGCGTGAACGACTACAAGAACCAACAGAAGTACATCGTCTATTCGACCACGGAGAACAAGCCGCTATCCACCGTGAACAACAAGCGTGAGGCCATGCTATCGGCACTGCTCTATGCGGAGAACACAGGCGTGTATGCTGACGAGGCAGAGGTAGGCACGGTGATAGACGAGAACATCATTACCACCGCAGCCAACGTGAACGCCTACCGCATGGACGTGGAGGGCATGAAGCAGGTGAGATGGCCGGGACTGAACCACGCAAGGCTCGGAGCCGTGTTCACGGACGCGAACGGACAGATAGTAGGCAAGTTCAACATGATGGTGAGCCACACCTACTTCGACTTCTCGATAGGCAACTACGTGTTCTGCGATGTGCCTGGCGGAGCGAAGTGGATGTACTTCACCTCGTACCGCGACATAGAGGACTGCCTGTGTCTTGCCGTTGACAGCGAGCATATAGAGGCCATAGAACCCGAATGGACGGAGCACACCGTTGGCGAGAACGACAGCCTCTTGGGAACATACCCCATCACCATAGACGGACTGAAACGACCGAGGAGCATATCGGGTGCGGTGCGCTCACGCAAGGGAGACGGCACTTCGCAGACCTCGGCAGAGTGGGCATACGACACTGATGGCAATCCGACAGAGACACCGACAGGGACGATACACTACACGGCAAAGGACTTTCAGAACAGTGCGCACATGCGCGGAGAGGGCTACCAGCTCCAAGACTACGAGCAGCACAAGGAAATCAGCAACCTGTGGTGGGCGACCCACGGCACGACCAACGAGCAGTCTGTGGTTGGCAATGGCGCACACGATGCCACGCTGAACAGCCGCGACAACATCGGCATGACCGACACCTCGTATGTGGGCAACGCAATGAACTCCATCATGGGACTCAAGCACTATGTGGGCTGCGACTCGGAATGGATGGACTACATTGCAGGAAACGTGCAGAGTTACGAGACATTCTACAAGAACCGCTGTGTGGAGACCAACGATGACCCCATAGACTACAAATTCCACATCTATGACCCGGTGAAGAAAACCGAGCGTGTGGTGCAGAGTGTGAACTCTAACGGCAACTGCGTTGTGAGAGTGATGCATGGAGCGAAGTGCGACATTTTGCCAAGCAAGGTGCATCAGACAGACACAAGCAAGTACACCACACACTATGCGGCAGGTTTGTGGTTTCCGGGCAGCAGAGGCCGCTGTGTTCTGCGGTCTGGCAACAGCTCGTATGCGCACAGCGGTCTCGCCTATGCGAGCGCGAACAGCGCTTCTTCGCTCTCGTACACGTACTGCGGTGGGCGGCTGGCCTTCCGCGGCAAATTCGTAATAGTCGGATAAAGCGGCAAGCGTAGCCACGAAAAAAGCGTCAGAGGGAGAGCCGACGATAGGAGGCTGCTCCCTCTCCCTGCTTTCTCGCGTAAGCGAGTTTTTTATGAGCGATGCAAAATAATTGCAAAAGTTGTAGGATATATCAACTTTAAGTATTACCTTTGCAGCATGAATTCAGAGAGGAAGATATTACTTTACAAAGACTACTTCCTCACGTTCTACCGCTCTTTGGAAATGGGCGCACAGAAGAAGATAGACTATGTGCTTGATGTGCTGAAGATGCAGGAGAGAGTGAGTGAGAAATTTGTGAAGTTCATCAAGGACGGACTCTATGAGATTAGAGCCAGTTACAATGGGAATATATACCGTGCATTCTTCATCTTTGATGAGGGCAACATCGTGATGCTGTTCAACGGCTTTCAGAAGAAAACCCAAAAGACACCCTCAAAGGAGATAGAGAAAGCACTTGAACTTAAAAAGGAATATTATGCAGCAAAGAAATGACATTAGCAGTTTCGATGCCATTCTTGATGCCAAGTATGGCGCAGTAGGAACTGCGGAAAGAGAAGCGTTCAGAAAGGAGGCAACCAACTATTGTGTAGGTCAGATAATCCTTGACGCAAGAAAGCAAGAGCACATGACGCAATCAGACCTTGCCAAGAAAGTGGGAACAGACAAGACCTATATCTCACGCATAGAGAAAGGCGTGATAGAGCCGGGTGTCGGCATGTTCTTCCGCATCATTGATGCGCTTGGTCTGAAAGTGGACATAGTGCGTCCGATTATGTAAGCAAAGGAGCAAAAGGCAGAAAATCCCACGCGCCGCTGTGTTCTGCGGTCTGGCAACAACTCGAATGCGAACAGCGGTCTCGCCTATGCGAACGCGAACAACGCTTCTTCGAACTCGAACACGAACTACGGTGGGCGGCTGAAATTCTTTGGTTAAAATATAATCGGAGGTCTCTGACGTGGCACGAGGATTGCCACAAACAAACTCCGAGGGATTAGAGCCTCGGCAACAGCATATAAATATGGAAAGCCGGAACATGACATTAACCACATGTGGGGAGTGCGCAAGTATCTCCCCACAGGACAGGAAGGCTGTCAATACATTGGAAGAACTATTGGGGCAGGTAGAAGAAAAGACTTCTATCTGTTTTCCGTTATTAGACCTTATCCCCGAAATCATAGCGGACGAGAACATGGAACGCTCGTTCAAGCGCGTCATGTCGAACCTGCACAACGCAGATACTCGCAACGGCCTACGGTGGAGGGAGAATATTGTTATAGACGGAGTGGAATGCACGCCACGCATGGTGCGCTACATGAAACGCAAGGCGGACATCATCGCCATGCTAAAGGCACAGATAGCCAACGGCACATTCCGCATCAAGCACCTTAAATCGTTTGAGACGGCAGACGGCCCGAAGATAAGAACCGTGCAAGCACCGTCCGTCATAGAGCGTGTGGGCAGCAACGCCATCATGGAGATAGTGGAAAAACACCTTGCGCCCATACTGATAGAGAACACCGCAGCCTCGATAGAGGGAAGAGGGCCACACGGATTGTATCACAAGATGCAGGAGGCAAGGCGGAACAATCCGAAACTCATATACTACTATCAAAGCGACTACAAAGGTTACTACGACCACATACTGCATGACCGACTGATAGAGATAATAAAACGCTACATTGCCGACCCAGTGCTGCTGCCCATACTCATAGACTTTGTAAAGGCTCTGCACCCGAATGACAACGTAGGCATCAGCAAGGGACTACGCTCCTCGCAGTTTTTCGGCAACCTGTACCACAACGACATAGACCATGCCATGATAGAGGAATGTGGAAAAGACAACTACAACCGCTTTTGTGACGACATATACATACTTGGAGACAACAAGAAAGAGTTGTGGAAACACAGGGACACCCTGCATAGACTATGCAAACCCTACAATCTGATAATAAAGCCGAGTGAGAAAGTTGCACCCATCAGTGCAGGAATGGACGCACTCGGCTTTGTTGATTATGGGGACTACTCCCTGCTGAGAAAGCGTACCAAGGTGAACGTTGCACGGAAACTCGCCAAGATAAAGTCGCGCAAGAGGCGGCAACAGATAATAGGGTCATTCAAGGGAATGGCTTGCCACGCAGATTGTAAACATCTATATTATACATTAACAGGTAAACACATGAAGAAGTTTTCAGAAATGGGCGTAACCTATACACCTGCTGACGGCAAGAAACGCTTTCCCGGCAAGGTGACACGCCTCGGTGACATCGTGAACATACCGATAGAAATTCACGACTTTGAGACAGGCATAGACACAAAAGAGGGCGAAGACCGCTATTTGGTGTCATTCCGCAATCCAGCCAACTCGGAATGGGGCAAGTTCTTCACCGCCTCGTTGGAGATGAAAGGCATACTTGACCAGATAAGCGACATAGAGGACGGCTTTCCATTCGAGACCATCATCAAGTGTGAGGTGTTTGACGGCAGCAAGCGCAAGTATAACTTCACTTAATGGCAGCTCACTAAAGATAAAAGGCGATGTGCGGTGTGTCGGTGTATCTTTGCAGCGTAACAAATTCATAACGACATGGAGAAGATATACGGCACAACCCAACGGCAAGATGGACTGCAACGCATAGGCAAGAACAAATGGCTGCTCTACTTCGGCTATTACGAGACCGAGGACGGCAACTATGAATACCGCCACACGTTCAGCCGCAAGCCCACGATGGACGAGATAAAGCAGCTTGTCAGAGACACGATAGACGCAGAGACCAAGGACAAGATTGTGAACCGCTTTGAGTATGACGGCATCAAGGTATGGCTGTCGGACGAGAAGCAGCGCAACTACGCATCTTTGGAAAACAACGAGAGCATAGCCTATCCGCTCACGCTGAAACTCAACGAGGAGGCGGACGCAACGCCAGTATACTACACCTTTGAGACAAGAGAGGACTTCATCAAGTTCAGCAAGGAGGCATCAGCCTACATTCTCAACGCCATCATGGATGGTTGGAAAGAAAAAGACAACATAGACTGGAGCGTGTTTGACCTCCAGTAGGGGAAACGAGAACCTATCAGAGGGACGCAGGAGCAATCTTGTGTCCCTTTTTTAGTGTGCCACAACAGATAAAAGGAAAGAACCATGCCTGTAAGTAAATTTGCCATGAACTAAATTCTTATTGACATGAAGAAGATTATCAAATGGCTCGGAGCGAGCAACCGATACAAGCACTTTGTTGGCGGTGTGGTGATAGGACTTGGAGCGAACAGCACCTATTGCGCAGCGTATGCAGGAGTGGGCGTAGCCGCAGCCTTGGAACTCAAAGATGAGTTGTGGGGCGGCAAGTGGGACTGGATAGACTTCGGCTGCACAGTGGCAGGAGTAGTTGTAGGACGCTTAATAAGATGGGCAGTATGGCAGTAGTATTCAAACTTTGGAAGTTCGCGGCCATGGCCGTGGGCGGCATGGTAGGCTGGCTTGTGGCAGAGTTCAGACCAACATTCCCATTGATAGCGGTGGCCATCATCTTTATACTGTATGACGCATACACCGCTTTCAAGCTCGACAAGCGCGTACACGCAGCCTATCCCGAAAAGACCGACAGGAAGAAAGCCAAGTTTACCTCGTTCGCCTTTGGCAAGGTGGTGAAGCAGACCATACCCAAGCGGCTGTGGCTGATAGTGCTGGCATACTTGGCAGAGCATTGGGTGTTCATACACATGCAAGTGCCGTTGTCGTATATCCTTACAGGCGTGATATGCTTTGAACAGGCGTGGTCGATACTGGAGAACGAGAGCAGCTGCCGACCAGAGGCAGAGCACCGCTTTTGGAAAGCATTGCAGCAAGTGATGGTGGACAAGACGGCAAGACACTTTGACGTGAACCTTAACAAACTAAAAGAAGAGAAAGATGATAGTGTTGATTGACAACGGCCACGGTGAGAACACACCGGGCAAGTGCAGCCCCGACAAGCGGTTGCGCGAATACAAGAAAGCGAGAGAGATAGCACGCAGGTTGGTGAACACCCTACTGAGCAACGGAGTGGAGGCACACCTGCTCGTACCCGAAGAGACCGATGTGTCGCTTGCCGAGCGATGCAAGCGAGCCAACAAGTACTGCGACAAGTACGGAGCGAAGAACGTGCTCCTCGTGTCGATACACCACAATGCCGCAGGAGCTGACGGCCAGTGGAAGAGCGCAGGAGGCTGGTGCATATATACCTCGCCCGGCCAGACGAGTGCCGACCTGCTTGCCACCGACCTGTGGAACGCAGCCGAGGAAAGCCTGAAAGACTACATCGGCAGCTTTGACGCGCACAAGGCCAAGGGCGACTACGACAGCAAGCAGAAACCCATGCGTGCCGACTGGAGCGACAAAGACCCCGACTATGAGGCACGCTTCTACATACTGCTGCATACCAAGTGCACAGCCGTGCTGACGGAGAACCTCTTCCAAGACAACAAGGCAGACGTGGAATATCTGTTGAGCGAGGAGGGCGTGCGGAGCATCGTGCAGTTGCACTACAAAGGCATTACGGACTACATCAAACACACGAAAGCATGAAACACGCATTGAGTTTTGTAGGAGGCGTGTTGCTCACGCTCCTGCTTGTGGCACTGCTCTACCCCGAACCCAAGGCAGGGAACGGCCACAACATCGTGATCCAAACCGACACCATCATAAAGCGCGACACGGTAAGAGACGTGCCGGGAGAACCTAAGTACACCAGCGAGCAGCCAGTCGGAACTGCCGAGGTGAGAGTGCCAACGGACTGCATCAAGATGGACGATGCAGTACAGCCACCCATCAGAGCCGACACTGACACGGCAAAGGGATATGCAAAAAATCTCGTAGCCAACGGTTCGGACAGCGCGACAATAGAGTTGCCCATCATGCAGAGCGTGTATGAGAACGCGGACTACAAGGCATACGTCAGTGGCGTACACGCACGGCTCGACAGCATCTTTGTGTATCCACTGCATGAGGTGGTAACCATCAAGGAGAAACAGCCCCCTAAGCGGTGGCACATAGGCGTAACGGCTGGGTACGGCATAGGCACGAAAGGAATGCAGCCGTATGTGGGCATAGGATTAACTTATTCAATCATTTCATTCTGATGGAGACGATAACCATACAAGTATTCAAGGACGATGTGTATGAGGAAGTGGCAAAAGCCACGGACTACACAGGTGCGAAACTCATAGACGGAGACGAGAAAGCGCGAGACCGCATACTCGCCACCGACAACGAGCTGAGCGACCTTGGAAGATTTTGGGAAGAGTCGGTGCTTGCCACCAACGAGCGGCTGAAAGAAATGCTTGTGTCGGGAACGACCAAAGATGTACAGGTGTCCACCGATATATGGGGTACAAAGGATTTGGCACAACCTAACATAGGTCTGCCAATCAAGCCTGTCATCATGAGGACCGCATACGAAGCAGTGCTGGAAGTGAGCAAGTCGTTTGACAAGGAACTGACAAGCAATGTGCAGTCAGCCCTGCGCAACTTCTTCATCACATCAATCATCGGCCAATGGTTCAAGTTGGCCAACAAGGGCGAGGCCACCGACTACTTCAACCAAGCAGGAGAAATGATGGACGGAGCGGAACGACTGCTGTACAGCAGGAAGAAACCGACACGCCCAAGTGATTAACCAACAAAAAGAAACAGAATATGTCAGAAACATTAGGTGCAAAGAAAGAGGTAACAGCAACCATCAAGATAGACTGGCTGCTGTACGACATCATGAACGAGACCTTTCTTCGCGGACGCACGATACAGAACAAGGAGAACCACAAGGAAGTGGCCAGCATGTTCGCCTCGGAGGACGAGGAGAACCGCGAGAAGATACTGCGCTCTATCAAGAAAGGCTTTGCCGAGGTAAAGACCGAACTTGCTGAATACCTTGATGAGGATGGTACATCGACCGACAACAGCCACTATGACGGCAGCGACGACCTGTCGCTGAAACTCCAGATGCCAAGCAACTTCAATGAGGCCGCCACGACAGGCGTTGGCGAGGCCATACACGACTATCTGAAGAACACCGCCATTGCGGAGTGGTACATGGTGACAAACAAGGCAGACGCGGAGCAGTATGTGGCACTCGCACAGAAGAGCCTTGTGAGCATACAGCAAGCCGTGAGCAAGCGGAGCCGCCCGAAGCGTCCTGCGGACTAAGGAGGAGAAGCCTATGAGTTGCTGTGTGGAAAATGACGGAGGGACACTAAAAGTAACCCTCACATTCAAGTGCGACCAACTGCTGTACGACATCAAGAACTACGCCTATGTGGAGAGCCATGTGATGCCAGCCGAGACGGAACACGCCAAGCACATGGTGGCCGATGTGGGCGAGGACGGCAATGTGGACCGCATGACAAGGGTGATAGACTTGGGCGTGTCGATGTGCCGTGAGCTGCTCTATCCGTGGGCGAAGAAAGAGATAGAGAACACGGACTTTGACGACACGCTGAAAGAGCGGCAGCAGTATGTAATCGTGATGAACGTGCCGACCACATTCTCGCAGACCACGCTCACATTGGTGGAGAGGCTGATACACGAATACTTAGTGTGCAGAGGTGTGGCCGACTGGCTAAGCATCACGAACCCTGCCAAGAGCGAGACATGGCTTGCCAAGGCAGCGGAGGCCGAGACAGAGATAAGAACCGCCATTCAGAGCCGCTTGGCACGGACACGCATCAAGCAGCACTGGATAGAATAAGAAAGACAAGAGCCGAGGTGCATCACGCATCCCGGCTCTTTAAGTGTTACCTAAAAAACAATCTTGACCTAAAAACTAACCTAATAATATCTTGATAAGCCTTGCTGTGCCTCACTAAGCCTTTCTAAGCCGTGGGGACGGTTGTCAGCGTGGCTGGTTGTTCTGTCGTGGAGTGAACTGCACGGACGCACCGAAGATATTTTCATCGGCATTGAGGGTGGCGACACCTGCAATGCGGAAATACTTGTAGGGTGATCCACGAAAACCGCGCAGATAGTGGTCTTTGCTTGACCATACCAAATGCCAGTTGACCAAATCGCGCGAGCCATACAGAGCCGTGGCGACATTGCCTTTGCAGAAGAAACCACGCTGAATGATGCAGTCGATGGTTTTGTGGACATTGGCCGCTTCGAGTTTGAGAGGGCGCGTAGTGTAGAGGCACTTGACAGCCTCCGCCTTTGGCACGGAGAAGTTGAGGACGGCATTGTCTGCGTCCACCGCCAGCGCATCGGGATAGGAGTTGAGGTGCGAGGCAATGCGAGAGAATATCATGCCCCACTGCTGCGTCTTGAGCGAATACACATAAGCGTAAGTGATGGAGGGCGCATAGACGATGACACGCTGATGTACATAGTCGTAAATCATCTGACACTTTTTGAGGAACTCCGTGAAAGGCAGTGTTGGCAAGCACTTGTCGGTGGCTGGCTCATGGCCGAGCATGGCGTGCAGCTTAGTGAAGCCCGGCAACTGCGTAGCGTCAAAGGGATATTCGGAATTTATAGCCTCGGATATGCACTGCGTCTGCGAGCCGCTGATGAGCATGATGCCCCGGTCGGTTGGGAAGAGAACGGCAGAGTCGAGTTGTGTGATGCCATCGGGATTGATGCAGACATCGCGCGTGATGGGTTGGCGAGCGGAGTAAGTGCCTGTGCTTGACACCTCCAACGCCCATACGCCCTCGGTGGTGAAAGCGTAGAGAGGGAACTGGCCGAACTGACCTTGCGAGAGAGCCTTGGCTGCAGAACAGATGCCCTTTATCTCGCCTGTACCAACGGTGTTGATGCCGAGAAGAGGGAAATAGAAAGGGTTGTTGACTTCGGAGGTGTAGATTTTGTTGGGTACGTCAATCATACGGTCGACAATATTTGATACCGTTGGAACAGAACCTTTCTGTTCGGGATTGTCCCAACCGCCAAAATAGAATGAACCATTAAGGAAACCATGCTGTTCAAGTTGCACCTCGTATGGCATACCCCAAACGAACCACTTAACAATAACAGCCTTGTAAGCATTGACATTCGGATAGAATATGAACAGCATTGGAGCATCATAGTTGCCCATTTGATATGCATCCCCTCTTACAATAATATCCCTGCCGTCCTGCTTGATGTAAATGTATACAGAATAGGCAGCTTTGTCGTCAAAGTATGTAGGGGTAATGTGGTCATCATTCCAATTGCCGACATATCCATCTGTATAACAAAATACAGATGCCGCATTGTAGCCAGCAAACAACATTTTCTTCATGTTCGCAATGTTGAGGCGTGAGTTGTAGGCAAACGCATAGCGAGGAATGAGCGTGTCGTGGCTGTCATAATCGTCAGTCATAACCTCGCGAGTTACCAATGACGGAAGATAATCCTCTTCGATGTTGAGCAATGTGCGTGTGGTGGTGAGTGCCTCAATCTTTATGCTTTCGAGCAGGTAAAACTGCGATGTAGATTTGATGTCCTCCTTAACAGCATCAACCGACCTACGCGGCAAAATCAAACGCCCGGCAGGATAAGTGAGGTTTGTAGGGTCGAAAGTGAACGCATAAAGTTTGTTGAACGTATGCTTTTGATAGCGCAATGGATATGTAGTGGTAGATGCTGCTTGATTAGTATGCTTGCACACACAATAAGAGTCAATGTCGGATGATTGTGCAAACCGTTCACACTTTCCGTTCTGGTCGTAGGTGTAGATAGGCTTAGAACAAAAAATATCAACGGAGCGCACAATGTCTTTCCAATTGGAGAGATTGTCTATGTAGGACTGTTCAATAACCGCATAATCCAACTTATGCACCATGCCGACAACACGCATCTTAGCATCTTTGTAAGACCCCTTACCCTTGATATGGTTCCAAAAAACCTGTGGTGAGAGGTCGGAAGATGCAATCATTAGAATGGGTGCGGAGTGCATAGTCAGTGTGCCGTCATACAGGCGATAGGCATAACGGACAAAGAACGGATAGATGAACCGTCCCTTATTGGTGCTCTCCTCTGCAATGAACTTATTGACCTTGGCCAATACTTGGTCTGTTATCTTAGTCTTGTTGTCGTCAGAAAACTCTTTCCAAATGTCGCCCTCGCTGATGCCGTTGAAACTGATAGAGAACTCGTCTGTGCGGACTAATTCTCCCTGCAAACCAAATGACAGCGGACATTCTGGAATATGCGAGCCAAGATACAGGTAGCCTGTGGAGCCGCCTTTCCACAGGTAGTATTGCATACCATTCCCGGTAAGAAAAATTAGCGTATTGCCAACTGATGTAATCTTTATGCAACTGGAAACATTGCCAATAGAGACAATCGTATCTGGCTTTCCTTTGTCGAACCAACTATAAGCGTTGCCATTGGCCACTATGTAATGTGTGAAACTTGACGTCTCGTGAATGTACACGCAACTGCCTGTTTCGGCAGCAAGCTGTACCTCAACAGACGGAGGCAGGACTGGCTGCAAAGCACCATCTTCGGGCAGCAGGTTGATGGACACGGCAAGAGAGCCGTCAGAACATTCGTAGTCGGACGGCACGGCAGAAAATCCGCTGTATTTGATTTCTTGGTTCATAACGGCATTTTATAGATTATGGGGAGGTACACTTCACCATTCCGCATTTCCTCCTTGCCCACCATGAAAGAGGCACGCTGCTCACGGATGCGGCAGTTGTCGAGCATAAGCCGACACAGCATGACGGAGTTGGCGCAATAGTTGCGCGAGCCTTTCTTTGTGGGGTAACACTGGGCAATGTGTCGCCCGATGGCGTTGTCGTGCCGGGCAGCAAGCAAGTAACACTCGCCAAGGTGAAAGGCGATGTTTATGCTGTCGCCCGGACGGAGCGAGAGGATACGCACCACCCTTGCCGTGATGAATATGCGTCCATTGCGGCAGAATGTGATGTCGGGGCGGCGTGTACGTTCCAAAAGTTTTATCATGTTGCAAAGATATAAAGTTGAGACATTGTTGATGTTTTAAGTTTAGAAGAGTGAGAGCTGCACATATCCTTTCTGTTCGTTGGAATGGTCGATGAACATCTTGCGGAACACATGGTAGAGGCAGGAGACCACGATTGAGTTGCCAGCGAGTTTGTACTGCTGCGTCTTGGAAATGCCCGCTTGCTGTATCTTGTCGATGTCGGAGTCGGCCACGTCCATAAGACGGAAACACTCGCGAGGCGTGAGTTTGCGGATGCGGAAGTCCTTGACGAGAAAGTTATTGTCGGCATAGGCGGAAGAAGTTACGGTAGGTGCTAAATTTTTACCCCCCCGAAATTAAATCCGTGAGGACTGCTGTAAATCATCGGCTCTACGAGATACTGCGCTGTGCTGCCATTGCGCCCATGGTTGGATGCGACAATTGTGTTGCTGATGTCCTTTAGGTTGTGGGACACCACCTTGCCCTTGTGGTCGCGAGTGTAGCCCAAGAAGAGAGGCGAATACTCCATGACACCAGTATGCGGACAGAGGTCGCTTGAAAAGTCGGTGTAGCCCAACTTATGGTAATGGGCAGTGATGGTGCGAGAGTTGCCCTGCATATCGGTGTTGAGTGGCTCCTTGATGTAGGTGTCGTATTCACGTTGCCCCTCCTTGGTCTTGATTGCACCGCTGATATCATCGGGCGACTGGAAGTTTACCTTGAAACCGCACCCCTCTGCCACCTTGCGCTCGCAATGCCTGATGATACTCTCCACCTGCTGAGGCTTCAAGTAATAACTCTCGTCCACATTGTCCTCAAGAATATCTTTCAGTCGGTACTCCAAAGGAAACGTCTTGGGAAAGAAGAAACGAGGGTGTTCGCCCAGGCAGGACACCATAAAGACACGCTCACGGTTTTGCGGTATGCCGTACTCCTTGGCATTGAGGACTTGGAAGTAACTTGTATAGCCTTGGTCGGAAAGCCATTCGCGCCACTTGTAGAAGTCCTTGGCAAACTTCCTTTGTGTGAGAGCCTTGAAATTCTCCATGAGCAGCCACTTGGGATGCTTGGCAGAGATAGCGTCGGCACAAGCCCACAGACAGGAAGAGCGCGTGCCGCTACCCTGCGCAAAGCCACGCTGACGGCCAGCCGAGGATATATCTTGGCATGGAAAAGAGTATGTGAGCAGGTCGAAGTCGGGAACTTGCAGCCAGTCAATGTGCATGATGTCTCCGAAGTTGGGGGCATGGTCGCCATGAATGGCACGGTAGGCAGCGATGGCGTGCTTGTCAATCTCGGAAATGCCGACCACCGTAAAGCGGAAGTCGGCAAAATCGTTGGCAAGCCGTTGGAGGGCGATAGACTGCGAGCCGTAACCTGCAAAGGCTTCAAAGACGCGGATTGTATTGTTGCTCATGTGATGATGAATTGAACATAGAAGTGGAACTCACGGCAGAGCCGTGGTATTTGTGGGTACTTCTTAGGAGACTCCATATAGGGGAGGTAGATGCAACGCTGCTTGGTGTCGCATCGGATACCTCTCCTACGGAGTTTGTAGAGCAGGTTAGCCCTGCGTTTGGGTTGGCGCATACTTACAAGCTGATGCCTAATGCTAATAATGGCACCATCATTTCAAATTGCTGTCCCTCATCGCCAGTGTTGTATATTTTTGAGGGCACAATTGCAAACCCTTTCTTTTTCAAATCCTCCATCTTGGCTGCGACCTCTTCCAAAGTCTTGTCATCTGCACCTCCAATAGTTAGGAGCGATACAGCCTTGTTGATGCTTCGATTTGTCAGAGGAAAACATACCATTGCAATCTGTTCCTCATCACACACGTTGTACGAACGCTCAAACACGTCCTTGGGAGACCATGAGTCGTAGGTGCTACCGTCCGGGTTGGCGTACTGAACGTGGTAGCCCTGCCGCCATTCGTGGTTGTCCTCGTTCTTACGAGCGTAGCCTTTCTCAACTGCGGCCAATTCGTCCATAGGTTCGGCCTTTACCTGTTTTGTTCCGATGTAAGTTTTCATTGTCTTTGTTGATTAAATATTATTCTTGTTTTCAAAAATAGCCCAAAGGCCATATTGGGGATGACGTATGGAAGTTGTACCTTGTATTGCTCTTGGCTTTGTTGGTATTTGCACATACCGCTTCTCATATTTGTATGCTATATTCAGAGCATGAAGCAAACGTGGGGTTTTGTAAGCGAAACAAATAAAGCACGTTCCAAGAGTAAAACCTTGGTATTTATTCCAATAGTTTTTCTTAGGGCTATAATAAGCCTTGAAGATTTTTCTTGCCTGTCGTACCTTCATCGTCTTATGTCTCCACTCATTGTAGAACAATGGCCTTTGATGCAGTCACATGTAATGTCACCACTCATGGTCTTGGCATTATGCACGTCACCATGGACTTCAACATCGCCTGTTTGAGTTTGGACATGCTCTACATTGCCTGTGAGTTCAATCTTGATGATTGGACAATCGGCTTTGTCGTACTGCTCAAATGGCTTTCCGTCGATGAGAATTTGACCGTCAACCAGTTCCATGCGTGAACTTTGAGGAATGTTAATTGTTCTGCCGTTGTAAGTGATACGGCCACTAACAGTGCCAATAATTGTGCTGGCGAAGTTGTTGGTGATTTTCATAAGAATTTGTTTCTTTGATAATTTGGTTTGTAATCGAATGGCTTAATCTTGCGGTCCGCTACGCCATTCCAATAATAGCGGAGAGCCTGTTGAATGTGGGGCTGTCGGTAGGTGGCACACCACTGCGAGCCTCTGTCATACCATGTGTCGCTCATGCGGTCGATGGGTGTGTATCTGACCATGCGGACTATTTTTCTTGCTTGTCGGGAACGCATCTTTTACTTTTTCTTGAAATAGTGAAAGTATATTTTACCAAGGAACTCATCAAACAGGTCTAAGTAATCTCGGATTATGTCAGACTCTGTAAGACCTCTGAATATTCCGTATGGAACAAACAGAACGAGAGCAACGATGTAAATAGGAGCAACAAGTAGTAATCTTAACAAGACCGAGAGTTTCGGAATTACATTATTCATACTGCACCTCCATTTCCTTTATCATGTATGTTTCCGACAATCTCCAACTTATCGTTAAAGTTGGTAACCATTTCGAAAAGTGGACATGATTTTTCTCCTTCTGGCGTTATATAGACCACATCAAAGCAGTAGCCACGCACGCCATCGACCACATGACCGATGATGTTTGCTCCATGGGCGAGAATGTCGCCATTGTATATTTCGTGGCCGTGCTTGTCTTTCAGCCCGGTGTTCATGCCGAGCGTGCTTTCCTTTACGGTGATGCAACCATTTTCTTGATTGGCATCTTCAAAAATGGCAGGAGTGCGACCATTCCAAACCAAATCACCATGTATCCAGCGGCCACTGCCTACGGCTTTACCACGAAAATCAATTGTTCTCATTGCTTGCTCCTTTCTTTTGAAGTTCGTTGATTAGTGCATCAGCCAAACTGACTGCCTCTTTTGCACAGCCTTGTGGCGTTTTGTACTCAAAGCCATTGATTGGCGAGTGGTCTGCACGTTGTGCATTGCCATCGTCCATATAGATTGCAGGGAGCATTGCCTTGGCAATCTCGTATCTACGCTGCTCCCAATTGATGGTTTTGTCCTCAATGACCTGCTCATAATCTCTGAACAGGTTTGCTTGCAAACCATACACTTTGCCGTTGTTGTCTGTACATTCGGCAAAATCGCCTCTCTCGTTATGTCGGAGAACATTGATTATTTCTCCAGTTGTTCTATGTCTGTATTTCATATTCTACATTTTTATAGAGAGTCAAGTCCAAGGATGTCCTCCACTCTGTGAATTTCTGTATCAACTTTCCGTTCCAACTCCATACTCTTAGTCAAT